CATCCCATGACCAGCCAGTGTCATTATTCCATGACAAAGTCAGTGTCTGAGCCGCATTAGCATTCGGTGTCGGGGCATCTGTAGTAAAGGTAATAGCCTTACCAGACCAGGTACCTTTCTTGACCTTAACTGAGTTCAGAGCTTCAGTCGGGGTAATGACAATATCAGAGCCGGTCTTTAGACTGCTAAGAGGATGATCTTTAGCTGTATCAGTAGCCAGATAAGCAGCTGCTGAAGTGCCAGGAACCACATACTTATTAGCATTGGTGCCGGATGTTTTCCACCATGTAGACTTCTGAGTGCCAGGCTCTGTCAGGCCAACAGCCATACCCGGAATCGTGGCATAAACAGTATCAACAACTGTATTACCATCTTTAATCTGGTATTTCTGTTGATAACCATTATCGTCATCCCATGACCAGCCAGTGTCATTATTCCATGACAAAGTCAGTGTCTGAGCCGCATTAGCATTCGGTGTCGGGGCATCTGTAGTAAAGGTAATAGCCTTACCAGACCAGGTACCTTTCTTGACCTTTGTAGCATTTTGACCATTTTTGTATTGGTTGTGTGTTATGTGAGCATAATCTTTGTAAGTATCATTGTCCCCTTCTACCCGAATAAATGCATCGTTCTGATTCACCTCAAGGCGGAAGGTCATCTCTGTAGTGCCGCGAGTGACATCCGATCCGACCGTCTTTTTATTTGGCCAGGAAGCGGTCATACTTCCCTTTTCCGTAGAAGATGAGATAATCTCCGGAATACTGGAAACATCAACAGCGGCATCCCAACCATCGTTATACTCACCGGCGATCTGATTCTTATACCAGTCAGTCGCCGTAAGGTCGAAAGGGACGTCTTGCGATCCACCGCCTATCTTATAGAGGGTGAGAGTCCATACACCATCTTTGAAACTGCTCACTGCACTGGAGAAACATAGGCTAAGATCAGCATCTTCTGAAGTATTATTCGGGCCGGCAACTTTTATCTTCATCGAGTTCCCGGTAACAGTATTTGCAGTCAAACCATTCTTGACATTTACACTGTTAAATGAGCCATGTCCGGCAGAAACATATGCGTCTGCATCGACAGAAGTAGAATTGATCTTGTTAATGTATGCTTCTGCAGCTGTCAATTTCTTTGTATAAGTGTCATTGAAGGTGGCCTGATTAGCAACGAATTTATCCACTGCAGCAAATTTTGTCTTGAAGCTGGGGATGGACTGAACCGCTTGGAAGTCTTTTGCAGAAACAAAGCCACGCTCATTGCCAACAGTGTCGTTCAGCGTGACCATCCATTCATATCCTTCACCGAAGGAAGCAGTGCCGGTGGTGCCGTCTACCTGGGCTTTGTCGTTGCCGAGGAAGAAAGTTTTGCTGGTGTCCTGACCAGTCTTTGTTTCCTCGCGGCCAAGAAACATACCAAGAATATCAAACAGTTTACTTTTGATACCTGTGGATTCAGTCTGGGTCTCGCTCCCGGTGAGCGTGCCAGAAAGAAAATCAATGGATTTATCGACGTCAGTGCTTCCTTCTTTTTCCTTGCTGGAACCGGCAAGCAAACCGTTGATAATGTTCAGAAACGTTTCCTTATCGCCGTTCTGCTTCTTTTCGCTAGTACCGCTGACCAGTCCGCCAAGAGCCTCAACAGTCTGGTTCCAAATACCGGTAACAGTATCAGAAACGGACGTGGTATTGAGCAATCCGCCGGCGAGGTCGACAACCTTCTTCCAGCCGGCAGATGCCTTATCCTTGATGCCTTCGATAATGGCCAGGCCATCGAGGTTAAAGCTCGTTTTGAGGTTCTCCAATGTGTCGGTCAGCTCAATGCCGGCCTTGTCCTCGATGAAGCTTACGACCTTTTTCAGTTCTCCAGAGGATGCATCCTTAAGATCTTTAACACTTAATGTTCCGCCACCAATATCTACCGATCCTATAGAAGCCCATGGCAAAGAGCTTGAGATGATGCTGTCATCTATTGATTTATTATCTGATTCGTCAAAAGCAAGCTTGGCCTTATGGATGATCGACTTTATTTCTGGATTCCATACATAAGCGCCACTGTCATATGCTTCCTGCGTCCAGTTGCCATCATCGTCCACGAGATTATATAGTTTCGTATTCTCGATGGAGTCGTTCAACAGGACAATCGCTTGATCTTGCGGAAGGTTTAGATCCTGTACGAGATGGACCGTAGCGGCCATTTTAAACTGGTCCTGCTTTGCTTTCAATTCAGGGGTATTATCAATTACAAGCTGCGGATCATTCCATTTTACAGGATCGTCCCAACGTTGTAACTCGTTTGTACGTTGCAGAGCCAACAACTTAAGATTTTTGGTCCGCCATGTCTGAGTAAGCAGTTTGTTAGCTTCCGCCGTTTCCTTGGCAACCGTCTCTGGATCCTTCTCGGTGATGCAGTCTGTCTTATATTTCAAGAAGGCCCATGGATCATCCAACCCGATATTCTCTTTGTACTTTGTCTTCAGGATATACTGCTGCTGAAGAATATCTCTGTCACGGTTGAGATCGTCCAGAAGAGAATTGACCTTAGACTCCAACTCCTTCTGCAGATTATCTGTGGAAATGCCGGCATTTACCGACTTTGCTCCGGACGCATTCTTCTGCTTGGCACCGTAGGAAGCGTTGATCTGCTGGTTTGGAATACCGATTTTGAATTTGTTTTTGTCTGGATTGTACAGATCGTACTCAGCGGAGATGATGGTGACGGAGATGAAAGTCTGGTCTACCTCTGGGTGCACCAGTTTCACCCGGTCACCAGTGAACAAAGCCCTCTGATCACTGCCAACAAACTTCAGATCCAGCGCGGTAACATCCCACTGGGTCAGTTCAGGCATGAAGTTATTCTTGATCCAGTCTTTAGCATAATTGAACAGCTTCTGCGGGGTGTTGGCATTCTCAAACTCAACAGGTTTCCAGATCTTCCCGAACCGAGCATTGGCATTGGCGTAGTCTTCCTTCCGATGATAACCAGAATTCAGCACATCATCCGAATATAAAGGAATCGTCGCCAGCTCTGACACCTTAATATAGTCCACCTTAGGGTGATTCGGGCTTACTTTTGGCCACCAGCTGTTGATGAATACCTCACCGTTATCTTTCTTACCGATGGGTAGGACGATGGTAAACAGATTGCTGACTTCTGTCTGCCCGCTCAAGTCGATCAGATTGGAAGCAACTTCGATGTCCTGACCGGAGTACGGACGATAGTAATTGTCCAGCCAGTCCAGGAAAACGGTCCCGTCCGAAGAATCGTACCTGGTCCGCATATAGCCGCCAAAATCGCTCAACAGTCCTTCCAGACGATCCATAGACGTGTCGTAGCCGGAACTGCCGAACTTCTGTTCCGCCTTATCAGCAGGAACGTCTACTCGCTGATCGCTCAGGATGCTGTCCGAGTAGCTGGATGGCGCTTCACCGAGGATAAATCGCTTATCTGCATCGTCAACGTCTGAGTTGTGCTGGTTTATGACACTGCTCAGATATGTCAGAACGTCTGTTTTTTGCCGGGCGTCATCCTTGACCCCGACCTGGTGACTGTCCAGCAAGAAAGCCAAGTCACCCTCGCAATGAACTACTCTGCTTCTGGCCATGCCTTTGTCGATGGTCAGAACCCTTCCGCGGAACAATGTCTCCCCGAAATATACGACGCGCAGAATGGTTTTCATCTGCATCATAGCGTCGTAGTACGGACTGTTCAGCTCCAGCCCGAATTCAAACGATCCGGCCTTACCAAGATCAGTTTTCACTTTCGGATTGGTAATGACCGGATCGCCTGTCATCGGGATGGTCTGAAGCAGCGTCTCTCTAGAGATCACTGTTCCATCGGGGCCTTTGTAATTCTTAATATAGATTTCAACCGATGCCATTCGGTCCCCGACCTCCTTTTAAAAGACCAGGGAACGAGTCCCCGGCATCAATTTCTTCTGCTAGCGTACAACGTTTTTCTGCCTAAATTTCTGTCTACACCATCGGTCACGCCGCCTGCCAATTCTCCTGTGTTCAGCACGAACTGAATGTTGGAAATGTAAGTTCCGAGGGATTCAATACTCGACTGAAGCGCCGATACCTGGCTTTGCAAGGTGCTGAGACTGAGCTGATTTTGAACGATGACCTCTACCGGACCAGAGCCGGAAGTAGCCGCTGCCGCTCGGTTCAGTGCGTCGCCAAGATTCAGCTGGTAGTTACCACCGAACAGATCATCCAGAGTATCGCCAGAGACATTGCTCAGGTCGATAATCGGGGTGATCATGGGATGGTATTCGATGCTGTCTACCGCATCCAAAGCTCCCTTAACAGCAGTAGTAACTGACGTGACCAGAATGGCTTTACTGGAATCGACACCCTCAGCCATTCCCTGCATAATCTTTTCGCCTGGTTGATGCATATCAACGCTTGGGTCTGCCAAAACAAGCACGCCAAGACCGGACATAAGATCGTTGAAAACGGATATAGCATCTGCATCAATCCCTTTGACCTCGTTAAACGCGTCACTTATATCTTTTGCAATGGTGGCTATACCTGTGGCGATACTCTTTCCGTTGACAGACAATAATCCCTGCTCATCCGACCATAGTGTGACAAGATCGGACATGGCAACAAACAAGTCGCCAATCTGCACAAGACCTCCAGTATTTGGCTGTGTGAGGGACAGTGTGTTCATAACTTGAATCAGTCCGGCTAATGCGGAAATGCCGTTATTAACAGAATCCATATTGATGCCGCTGTTGCCGTCACCAATATCCGTCATCTTAGCACTAAAGTCATGCAATCCTTGGCCAAGCAATTCAAGCTGTACCCCAAGTCCCTCAAACTCTTTACCTTTACCCGTAAACCAAGACATAAACGACGATGGATCTGGTAATCTACTCTTAAGGGATACAAGAAAGTTCAGTGCCCGAATTGCATTGTCAAAGTCGGCCTGACTGCCGTCCTCCATAGTTATATTCTTAACGAAACCGCCAAGACCAGTACCAAGATTACCAATATCTTCGCCAAAATTGCTAAGAACGGTACCGGAAGCACCAGCATTTGCAAAAGCTGAAACAAAAGCAAGGTTCTGCGCTGTAAGCTTGCCATTCAGGTCGCTCAATTTATCCAAAGCGCCGAGACCATTATTAAATGTAGTATTTTCTGTCAAAGAAGAAAAGCTGTTTAATGCACTTCCGAGGGCCGTAATATCCATGGCAAACATACCTAATGGAGTGCTGTTCCCATCAGAACCCTTGCCACTAACTTCAGCTTTAGTGAATGCATTTGTAAATGCTAATGCATCGCTTGTTACCAGGCTATTAATGGTTTCCAGATGAGTAAGTGCACCCATACCGGCGTCGAATGTTTTATCTCCAGTAAGTGTTGCAAAAGAAGCAAGTGCTTCACCGAGCGCCCCAACATCCAGCGCAAACTGACCTAAAGGCCCATTGCCATTGGCGTCATTTCCGGAAACACCAGCATCTGTAAAAGCAGAAGTAGCACTTAGATTATCCGGAGTCAAATATCCGCCCATTTCACCAAGGAGCTTCAGTAGTTCGATGGATTTACTGGCGCTATCGCCCTGGAAACTATTTGCGGCATTGGCATAATCGGCCAAAGCCATTGCCAAAGCTGCTAACTGCCCAGCAAACAGACCAAGCTCTGTTTTATCCGGGAGATTCTCGGGAATCACAAATGCTTCAGTCCCGTCCTCGCCGGCAATGCTAGCACAAATAGACTTCAGAATCTCAATGGCCGAAGTAGCATCAGGCAATTCCTCAGTGCCAATACCAGTTACTTCTTTTGCACCCTTAGCATACAAACTCATTGCACCACCAAGTCCAGACATCTGGCTTGTAAAGGTCGTGAGCGGGAGCTGCGAAAATGTATTGATGTCATTTGCCATGCCGAACAGATTTTGCAGCAGACTAAGAACAAGAGGCTTGTCTGTAACAATTCCTTTCGTAGAATTGTTGAACAGTTTCGCGCCGACGCCCAAATACATCAGATCTGTAGCAATGGATCCATTCAAAGCATTTGTCTTGTTCTCCACGGTGCTAATCAGGGATGTCAGCATAGATAATGCAGGTGTTTCTGCTGCAATGCCTTTGGTGGAAGTGTCAAATATCCTAAGACCGCTGCCTAAATACATCAAGGATGCCGGAAGATTCCCGAAAGAGATGGTCGACAATTTCGGACTGATTTCGATCAGTTTATTCAGAGTAGCGAAAGCGTTTGACTGATCAGGGGACGGATAGGTGCTGTCGTTAAGGAAAAACATCGTCAGGCCGGTGCCGAGATACATCAGCTGGCGTTCAACACTGCTAATATCCGTCTCATATCCACTGAAACCAGAAAGGCCGTCAATCAGCTTCTTCAAATCTTCAAAGATGGAAATCGCATGTGCTGTGCTCTCTTTAGAGATGAGATCCATCTGGCCAAAGAAATCACGAAGCAGTCCACTCATCAACGATAATCTGGAAGACAGTTCAGTAAATGCACTACCAACAGAGCCCAAAAGCACTTTAGACATAAGTGAGATTGCGCCCATGATAACAACAATCGCTCCGCCAAGGACGAGAATGCCTGTAATAGCTGATCCAGCATCCAGCTTGCCCAATACTGGTAGGAATATGCCAAGCACAGCTACCAGAGCAGCCAAGCCTCCAAGGAAGGAAAGGATCGTTGTCCAGTCGAGGTTATATTGGCTGATGAAGATGAGTGCCCCGGCCGTAACGGCAATCATTGCCATTAGAGTCACCATAAGCAAACTCATTTTACCTATAGCTGAAGCATCCGTTTTAGAAGCGAGTCTTAACATACCACCAACAGCAAGTAATAAAGCAAAGACTCCGGCAAAGAACGTTATAGTAATCCCATAATCAAACTGATAAATATTCATTGCCGCAAGAACAATACCAATAACAGCTATCATCCAGGTCAGTGCTTTAAAGATCTTGGTTATCTCTTTAATCTGGTCTGCTTTCAGTTCGGACGCATCCTTCAGGAATTTACCGAGAAGGAACACCATAGCAAGAATTGGTACGAATCCAACAAGTGCCTGTTTCCAATCCATGGTTTTGCCAATCAGCCAGCCAATGGCGGTTAAAGCCGCGATTGCGCCAACCAGTCCGGACAGATGCGTGATCTTTTTGTCATTCGTAAAATGAGCAAGTGCGCCGATCTCACCGAACAATAATGCAAGCATTCCAAGGCCCTTAAGCGCTTCATCCACAATCTTCATTTTGGCAAGTTCCTTGATCGGGATCAGAAGAATGGTGATGGCAAGAGCAAACCGGATCATTCCTTTGAACCCGCTAAACTTAGTTGCGCCCATCACGGCAGAGACCGCCGCGACACCCAATATCAGAGCCTCCAGCCTGAGAATGCCACTATCAATTTCCTTATCGTTCTTCGCCAATTCCTTTATGGGAATTAACAGCAGAGTTAATCCAAGGGCAAAGTTGATAACGCCTTTCAGTTTTCGGGTACCGCCAAATACGCCGCCTGTGGCCAGCCACATGGCCGTAGACAGCCCGAGCATCAACGCTGCCAGCTTCCATCCTGCCTGCTCGAACTCGCCAGCTGGCATTTTGAACAGCCAATCTAACGTCTGCACCAGAACAGCGATGCCAGCGGCAATAGCCAACAAACCGGTTCCGCCGCCAGTCAAATACTTCGCAGCGACACCAGCCATAATCAATCCGCCAAGTAACCCAGCCAAAGCGATTCCGGCATTCTTCAGCGCATCTGGGTTCTTCGCATCCATTTCCAACAATTTGTTCGCAGCAAATACCAGAACACCAACCGCAGCTGCGATCTGCAACAGCTGGCTTCCAAATTTGCCGAGCTGAACGCTGGTACGTTTGCTATTATCTGTATTATTACTACCGATAATGTTCGAAATATTAAACATATCCTTGAAGATTCCTGCGAGATTCAGGTTCTTCAAGTTCTTACCGAACACTTTTCCGCCCTTGCCGATCCACTTAAAACCTTTACCCAAAGAAACCAGACCAGCGCCAATCTTGCCCATAGACATCCACTTCTTCAGCTGAACCGCATTGGTCAGCACTTCCATAAAGGTGGTGCCACTGAAGAAATTCTTGATGGCCTTGACACCGTCGCTGTTAAGCAAATTTGGGATTGTCTGGTTAAAGAAATTGGCAAACCAATCCTTGATAGGCTTAAAGAAAGCAGTAAACCCTTCACGGATCCTTCCGAGCAAGCTTTCGCCACGGGAAGAAGGATTGTCTCCGCCGGGAACCAAAGACCGTGTCAAAGTCGTGTCCAGCTGGGCAGAGAAGTCTTCCGCTTTGGCTGTGCCGATCAACGGGTCGATCAAGGTCTCAAACAGCCAGCTGAAGACACCCACAATGCTCTGGCCAAAAGTGCCAAGTTTGGTCTTGATTGTCTCGACGACCGTTGGGAAGGAGGAGAACATGGCCACCAGTTTCTTGGTAAACAGCGTCTTGATGGACTTCATGTTCTTGGAACTGAATGTGTTCTGAATGACAGACCAGAACTTGCCAAGCGTGCCGCTGCTCTTGGCCGTGATCTTCTTGAACATATCCGTGCTCTTAGCGAACCGTCCGATCTCATTTGCAACTTTGGCAAAGGAGAGAACAGCGAGAACTTTACCGATCAGACCGAGCTTAACGTGGAACAGACTGAGGTTCTTCAACAGTTTCACGAATGGCAGGGCGAATATCAGTTTCTGTGTGATTCCGGTCTGACTTCCTACATCTGCAATTGCCTTGACCAGACGAGCCAGATTTAGCACTACAGTATTGATGATGGCCGTTACCGGACGCAGTACAGTAGCCAGATTTTGAAGGAATGAACCGAGATTGTTCTTCCGGATCTCTTTTACAGAATCTCCGGTGATCAGACCGGCCAGATAACCGATCATGTAACCGATTGCATCAAATGTCGGCTGAAGCTGACCGAGAATTGTAGCTCCGAACCGCCCGACCTCCTTAATCACATGGAACACCATGGACACGACCGCAAAGATCCCTTCAATGGTGTGTCTCAGCTGATCGGCCCTCGTCTCCGTCTGACCAAGGGGAGTGTTATTCAGGAAGGTGTTAATACTGTTAGTGAAGTCCTGAACAGAATGGGTCAGGTGAGTAAGACAAGCCGCAAGATAATTAAACTTGTAGCGGTCGTCACTCTCGAAAATGCCTGTTTTAGCCGGATCCGCGAATCGCTTAACGAGGTTCCAGAAGGATTCATAGATGGTGTCACCAATGTCACTAAGAGCATCCAACAGACCATAGGCACCCTTAAAAAGGACATCGCCATCAGGAGCCTCGATCTCGCCAACAAGAGCCCCCCACAAAGAATCACGACCGGTTAGACTCCAATGATCAAGAATCTTGTTACGAGTCTCGACAAACTTAGAAAGCATCTCGGAGGCCTTGTTGCACATGCCGCTGAACAGGTTCATAGCGTCACTGAGCTTGCCAAAAATACTCTGGTAAGTTTGCATCCATCCGGTGGACAACATGTCTTTGATTGCATTAAGCGCATCAGTAAAGGTTATACACCGCTGTGCAGCCTTATAGGCCTCTTTGCCAATACCATTCGTGTTGTCACCGAAAACCTTAAACACCTTTTCCATAGCTTCCCGGTTGAACCAGCCATAAGAAAGCGTATCGGTGAAGTTGTCGATGTTGACCTCCACCATTCCGGAATCGGCATTCTGCTTCTTCTTACTTGAGTTCTTTTTTGTGGTGGTGCTCGTGGTGTCCTGAGCGGCCATTTTTTTCTTTTTAGCGTAATACTTGCCGTTCTTTTCTGTCAAAGCGCCTACCGCCACAGCAGCCTTCAATGCTTCCTCACGGAATCGGCGGATGTCCATATTTGCATTTTGAATGCTTCGGTAGTCCATCAGCTTCATGTAGCCTGCGCTCATGGCCTGGCTGATGTTGTACATGGCCCGCTGGGCTTCATTAACACCTTGACCAGCCAGAGCAGCCCAGTTAGCGATGCCTTCCATTTCCTTTTCGGCATCCCCCAAATTTACACCGGCCGTGGTGAACTTACCGATGTTAGCTGCCATGTCACTGAAGTTATAACTGGTTTCGTCCGTGTAAGTGTTTAGGTCTTTCATTATACCATACACGTAATCTTCAGCGTCTCCGGTAGCATTCTTGATGGTCTGAACAGCTTTCAGCAAACCATCATATTTCTTGCTGCCCTCTTTGATCTGTGCACTGGTCAGGCTCTTCATGAAGCTCTCAATGCTATTCATAGCACCCTGCCAGGCAGACTTGATCTTCTGTGCAACATAAGTGGATAAGCTTCCGATGCCGGTGAGTTCATTCGCGAGCTTCTCTACATTGCCTGACAGCTTTTCGAACATTGTGGACATCGGCGTACCCTGATCGACGACATCCCGCATCTGCCGGACGGCGTCATCAAAGTCCAGTGACTTCTTGAAGTCCTCTACATTCTTGGTGCTTCGGCGAATGTTTTTATCAAAGTCTTCGCTTCGAAATTGCGCCTCTACAATTTTGGTTTCGACGTCGTTCGCCATTACTTAATCACCTCCGCCCATGCCTCATCAGCAATTTCATCGAAAATGGGTTGAATCGCGGGGGTAACAAAGTCATTTCCCCGAATATAATGCCCATCACGGGTCCCGTGGCCTCGTACGAGCAACTTAACGATAGGGGTGCCGTCAGACGCCAGATTGTCATTGCACCAATAGATGGAAACACCATCTTTGTTAATAGCGATGTTATAACGCCAGCTCGCAGCTGTAACGCCAGTTCGGACCGGGGTCGCGGCGGCTAATGCGTCCACGCCCCGTCGTCCAAATTTATCCAAAGCTTTTTTCAGAGCTTTCAAGCGGCGGTCTTTCTGGAGAAATCGCTCGAAATTCTTGAACTCGCCACTTTGTTTAACTACGAGCGGAGAACTCCTGCCCATCCAGAAATCGCCTCCTTATCCTCGGGTATGGTATTTAGCCCTGCGGGCGGCATTCATCTGCGACATCATTTTGGCGGAATCTTTTCGGCTCATCTTTCCGCCATTGTTCAGCAGTTCGCACTCATGGATCAATGTCAGCAGCCGGTTTAAATGCCATTTCTCACACTCAAACGGGATGCCGAGCAATACCATGGCGGCATAGATCTGCTCAGAAGTTTTGGGTTTGGTATAACCCTGTGGTTTCTTATTGGCCTCTCCGCGGAACCGGAGCGCACTCATCGGATCGTCAATGTACGCCTGTACTTCCGCAATATGGCTTCCGGTGATGCAGAGATACAGATTCGGATCGCTTACGTGAGTCACAGTCATGCAACGGATGTAGTCGACGAGCTCGTCCCCTGTTCTCGGGGCTTGGCTCAAAAATGCCTTCTTCCATTTGGCCTCCCACTTGCTGACAGAGATCAGACTGTGCTCCACCTGAATGGCCTGGCCTTTAACAATGACGAATCGCTGGTGTGCCTCGTCCCAGAAATCACCGTCTGGAATGGTCAGCGTAAGCATATATACCTCCGAAAAACAAAAAGTCCCCGGAAATATTATGCCGGGGACGTAAAAACAGAATTATTCGGTTGTGGTCGGAAGGGAAACGATCTTGTCCCCATCTTTTGAAGCGTCGTCCACAACCTTCTTGAACTCGGCTTCAGCCTTGCCCTGGATGGACTTGGGCAGCATTCCAATGATGAATGCGCCGATATTATTTTCTTTCTCAAACAGTTCTGTGATCAGATTATCACAGGCCTCCGTGCAGACGAACAGCTTACCGAGTTTGCGGCCTTGAATATCTTCCTTGATGAAGCCGAGGCCATCCGGTGTCCGTTCGCCATAGCCTTCGATGATGAAGGTAGTCAGCAGGTCGATCAGTTTTTCCTCGTTGTGATCTTCCTGGATCCGCTTGAGGTAGGTGTCAAACCCGCCGGGAATCTTGTTGTTCAGAAGGGTAAATTCCGTCTGGCTCATACTGAAGTAAAAATCCTTCGTATGCTCCGCGCCCTCGTAATCGAGATAGGTGAGGGTTTTCTTGATCATTTTGAATGCTCCTTTCACTTAAAAAGATCACGGCCGTTATCTCTTTTCGTTCCGGCCGTATCTGTCATCCCATCGGCGTCAATCGCTCAGTGGAGAATGGGATTTCGCTGCCCAGATCAGGTGGTGAGCATAGAAATCAGCTCTTCTGGCAGCGGGAGATAGGCGTCTGCATTTTCGGTGCCGTAGATAGCATCCTCGATCTTCTTCAGGACCGTGTCAGTAGCAGTACGGCTGTCAATGGTCACAGAGCTGGTGGGCTTGTGGCCGGGAACCGGAGTCGGGGTGGAGTTGTAGTCGAAGCTCATGGGCTCCAGGTTCGGGCTATCCTCGGTGGTGTCGTGACTCATCTCGGAAGCATTGGCGGTACAGTTGTAGACCAGATGGAGCTTATAGCCAGCGTTGGGGTTGGTGTCGTTACCGACCTCACTGCGATAGGCCAGACCAAAGGTCTTACGGGTCTGCTGACCGATATACACGCCATTGCCCAGCTCGGCATGACCGATGCAGGCTTCAAATTCGGGCGGATAGGTGAAGCCTTCAATACTGCCACCGAAAGTTTCGTTACCACGAAGAACGGCATACAGCGTGTTGTCGGCGTAGAACTCTTCAGGGTCGCCGCCTTCGGGGGATTCAGTGACGTTGGTCAGACCATTCCACGGAATGCCGAGCCACTTCTTCGCCGTATCGTCATACAGGAACAGAACGCCCTGGCTTACACCGACTTCAAACTCTTTCTTGCCGATGCCGTCCCAAGTCAATTTGCTCATGGTGTTTCCTCCTCATCAGAAGTATATAGTGTACGGATAGTGATACAGGTTGTCTGCGGTATAAGGTTCGCCCATCGAACAGTAAGGAAGGCCTGTCAGCTTATCGACAACTTCCTCGTCTGAATCGTAGGAGATGTAGAGAAGCTTGTAGGCCTTCCTCCGATGATAGGTTTTATTGTTGGCATGTCGAACATATGGCTTGTCCTGAGAATACACGATGCACGGATAGGTCATCTGTAAATTCTCGGGAGGCTGGTAATAAACGGATTCGCTGCCAAGGGTCTCAGTTAGCAAGGCATCCAAATCCTCACGAGTTCCCATGGTAAATCCCTCCCAGAGTCAGAACAATACGGGGATACAGAATCTCAGCATTGGTTACCTTCCACTGTACCCCCTGCCACTCGGCAAACCGGATGGCAAAGACATGGGCAGTGGCGTAGGGATCTGCAATGATGCTGATCTCATTGTTGATCACTACGTTGTCGTTCACTCCAGGACCAGCCTCCAGCTTACGGATGGAACGATTGACGTCCCCATAATAATGGCGTTTTGTCGTCTGGGGCTTCCACTTCCCGGGGGCAGTCAGCTTATTTTCGATAAAGCCGATGTCGCCGCTATATCTTGCCATTTTGAATCTCCTCCTGATTTAATCAGGGATTCTCGGGTTCTTCGACCACTTCTTCTTCCAGAACCAGCGCGCTCAGCGGGCGGGTGTTCATACCGGAAGTACGGGTCTCCAACAGGCTCTGCAGAGTGTTGAAGTTGATGTCGAAATCAGTGAAATGAGTGATTTCGCCACCCTTGGCGGCACCCAACTGATAGTTCTTCAGGTTGTACAGCATCGCCAGCAGCTTGTACTTCTTGCCAGTGGTGGCATCCGTACGGATCTTACCTTCGAACTGTTCAGCGGTGGTGATGGAAGCGACGTTCAGAGCGCTCTGCAGCTCGCTGACGGTGCCGTAAATACGACGGCCGTTGCGATCACGGGCCAGCAGCATAACGTTAAGCATGTGGGGCGTGATGTACAGGTCAGCCTGACCGACATTCTTGGCGTCCTCACGGCCATACAGGAGCTCCTGCACGAAGCCTTCAGCATAGACGAAGTTGTCGCCGAAATACTGATTGGTGTTGGTGCCCTGCAGGGAGGCCTTCATAGCGGCGAAGTCCACCTTACGGTGAATGGTGAACAGCTCGTTGTCCGTCCAGACAGGGATGATTTTGTCTTCCTTGATCTTGTACTGATCGCCAACAGCACGGCCGTCGCCCAGCATGATCGCGGTAGCCAGTTCCTCGTTGAGGTTCATACGGTCGATGTTGTACATGTACTGCACGTAGTCGAAGTCCTGAATGTCAAGGACATCGTCCCTGGGCAGGTCACTGCGGATGTAGATGGTCTGGGGATCGGTGACGCGATAGACCACGCTGATGTCACCGGTCAGGGCTTTCTGGGTGCCCTTCTGCTTATAACCCTTGGCACGGTTCGCTTCTTCGATCTGACGGATATCGGTAAAGCGGACACGGACGTGGGTCAGAGGGCTCTTAGAGACCTTGTTCAGGACCTTGGTGATCCAGCCCTGGTCATCCGTCAGCATCTCAGGCGCGCCGGTCTTCAGGTCTTTATGTTCAGGGAACAGCAGAGTCAGGCTCTGGCTATCGAAGCCGTGGGCCAGCTCAGCGTCTTCAACAAACGCCTTCATAGCACCCTTCAGAGTGCCGATGCTGGAAGACTTGGCCATTTCAAGAATCTTGACCTCGTCGCTGTGGGAAAGGGTGCTACCCTGCTCGACCAATTCCTGGTCAAAAGCATTATGTTTCATGTCGGATTCCTCCTCATTTTGATTGTCTTCGGATTTGTTCTTCTCGGCCTGCTCCAGAATACTGTCGACCATGGCCATTACTACTGCTTTCTGCTTGTCCGTGAACGTCTCGAGGATCGCATCAACGCCCTCGTCGGAATCGTCCTCTCCGGAGTCGCCTTTATTCTCTCCGTCGCCTTCGCCTTTTCCTTCGTCCTCGTCGGCGTGGGTCAGCTCTTCCTCGGGTTCGGCAGCCGCTTCATCCTGTTCCTCGTCCTGTGTATCTTCGGACTCCGCATGGTACAGCTCACCTTCCATACCGGAATAGAACCAGCCCTGGGACCGGTCTTCAGTCACATCGCCGTCGCTGTGGGCGACAAAAGAGTCAATATATGCTTCAGGATTCGCCCCGGCATATACCAGGCTAACTTCCCGAATCACCCCATGCATGACACGGCCGGCGGTCTCACGCAGCTTATTTGCGTAGATGCTCAGCGCATTGACGTCACCGTGACGAACGAGCTCTTTAGCACGCTGGCCGGAATCCGTGTCGTTGAAAGTGGCATACGCATAAACGCCATCATCACGGTTTTCCAGGATGGCGTGCCCGAGAACAGTATCCGGGCTGTTGTGCTGGTGATTCCACACCAATGGGACTTTCTTTCCGTCGTCGTCACGGAAAGCGTCTTTCAGGATCACGCGGCCATCGGAACATTTCACATTATTCCTGGTCGCGTACCCGCAAAAATCATAGGTCATTTTCCTTATCCCCCTTGATCGAGCAATGCTTCAAGTTCCGGAGACAGTCCTGGCCCGGCCTCTGTCGGACCAGCGCCCGGTTGACTGCCGGCAGGAGCGCTCAGGTTCTTGTTCCGAAGTTCATCGGCGCTCGGATCATCGCTGGGCTTCATGCCGATAATCTGACGAATTTCATTGGACGTCATGATCTCGTTTCTGGTAAACTTATCCGCGATCTCTGCAATGTCGCTGCTGGAAATGAGACGGAACGGCTCACGGAAATACATAAAGGTTTGATGCTGTGTCCTGGCGGTGTTGGTCAGGAACTTCCGCTTCATTTCATCCACGAAAGCACTCAGGATCGGCTCCAGAATCCGGTTGGTGTAATTCATCATGGCCTGTTCATCCGCAGATCCATCGAGAATTGCCTGAGTCACGCCAACCTGGCTGAACAGAAGATTGGTAAGGTACTCGATCTGCTTCATCAGGTTGTTTTCCACCGGACGGTTCAGCTGTGTGATACGCTCGGTGCCATCAGTATAGGCGATACCGTACTTGCCTTCCGCCAGCTGGCGCTCAATATCCTTACGGCGGATCTCAGCTTGTTCACGCCGTGCCGGTGTCTTGATGACGTACGGGAGCTGGATGATCATATCCAAACGACCGCTCGAAGCCTGTTCATCCACCACGTCCAAAAGAGCCAACTTCCTTGCCAGCCTTTGCATGGTGGAACTTGGCTCATTCATCACAGAGTACATCGGATTCTCAATAATCGCTGTCGTAGATTTAAGTACCTTAATGTCTTCCCGTTTCCCTGTCAGTTCGTTATAGACATTCACCTTAATATACTCAGGGAACCACTCAACAATACGTCCAGTTCGGATCGTATATACCGGGAAGTTACCGGAGTCTTTTGGCTCATCATCCGAGTCAATTGGTACCAGGGCCACACAGCCCTCATCGAACATGCTTTGAACCGCATCCTGAATAAAAGCACGGCCGGTTTGGTCGAGATTTGCCTCCAGCGTCAAACAATTGTTGATATGACTCTGGATCGTCTCTTTGTACCGGCCGTTTTCATCTGTGCGGACATGCTGAATTGGAATTGCGGCGACATCCATAGCAATCCGGTTGAATACCGCTGTAATAATACTTCGTTCATTTCCCCGGCTGAATCGCATCCGATCCGGCCGGGCCCAGTATCCAGGACCCGTATCAATAGACAACGTCGGGTCCTTATTCTTAAATACATTCCAGGCATTCCGGAATCGGCTTAACAGTCCCATATTCTGGTCCCTCCGGATTTATTTATTCGTACCAGCCATAAAGACTAAGTATTCTTCTATTTTCTGGCGTGTCATTAAACCCAATATCTTTTAAAACCGCTCCAAACAAAGACTTACTAAACTCATATTTGTTATATGCCTCGTCTCTTTCTTGTAAGAGGCGTTTCCATGTAGAATCTTTGTGCAGGGCGGAATACAATCTCTTTTCTTCTCTACGCCATTCTTTATAATCGTCCGGTCCGTATCTTACATAGCCAATTTCTTTCTTCATTTCGTTACGGCGTTTGTCAAGATTGTCAATGGCTTTGTTAATAGGATCACGTGCTTTGGATGCATTTGTTCCTGGTATATAATAACCAGAATCTATTTCGCCAGATTTTTCAAATACACGATCTGTTAGCCAAGTCCGTATTCCCCGCCAATTGGTGGCATCGGTGCCGCTTTCATTTCCAAAATCAAATTTACCATTACCGGTATCATCTAGTATCTTTAATACACGATCGCCAAGCTTCTTTTTGTCGTCATCAGAACGATCGTCGAATCCGCTCATGATCTCATTATGCACGTCATCCAGTTCTTTAACCTTTCTACGTCTATCTTCGGATTCTTCATCAAATTTCTTCCGTTCGGCTTCTTCCCATGCCTTAACATCTTCTTTAGACATGGTATGGTCTTTGTTGAATTTATTAGAGTATTCTCTACCAAAGATCATTCTACCGACAAGCGACATCTTTCTTTCGCCTGGCACACCAGTGGTGTAGGTGTACTTCCGGAGAGCTTCGTCGTTCAGAGAACCATCTTCATTCATAAACTTAGACAGTTTATCCTCTTTACGCTGAAGCTTGTCAGCATAATCGGAAGCCTTTTTCTGAGCTTGTCGGGCTTTTACAGACAGCAGATCGGACTTAGCTTTGCTTTCGCCAGCAAGTTCCTTAGCGCGATCGGCCTTTTCCTGACGACGTTCTGTGCTCCACCTTTCGTTCTTACGTTCAGCTTTGTAAGACTTGACATAATCGTCGTCCGCCTTTCGCGAAGCTTTTTCAGCTTTATCGGCCGCCTTATCGGCCTTGTTCTGAAGACGTTCCGCCTTCTTCAGCTTCTTGCCCCAGCCATACATTTCAGCATAATGCTTATACCCTTCTGGAGTTAAGCTTCCGTCTTTATTCTGCCAACGCAGAACGCCACGTTTCATGCCTTTTACGCCATGATGCATCAAATAGTCATCGGCGGTCTCTTTTGCGCACAAAATAATTTCCATAGCTTACCTCCGACTATTTGGATTTATTGTTTTTGGCCATCGTCTCGTTGACAAACTTTGAGAATTTGGAATTTGGATTTGACATCCAACGTTTATAAAAGAACTGGTACATATTATCATCGAAAACGTCGAGGATCTCTTGTGGCAGAAGGCCGGATCGGGCAAGATACTCCTTTGCCAATTTGCCAGGAATGCTATCTACCGGAGAAGCATACACAGAAAAGTCTGTTCCTTTTTCCAATTCTTTAAATGCAACAGGCAAAAAACCAGAAAGAAAATTACGATAAGCTTCATACTGCACGCTATCGTTCTCTTGCCCAGAAACAGGACCGTTTGTAGAATAGCCTTGGCCAATGGTCGCCTGCTTAGCAACTCCGGTCACATTGACTTTTCGCCCTTGCGCAGAAAAATTCCGTCCATTTTGATTGCTGCGTGTTGCTGGCTGTGGCGACGCCTGATTCCCGGAACTAAAAGTAAACTTCCGCTGACCATTCCCAGAAGATGATGGTTTCGAAGTTGCACCAAAAGTAAACTTACGCTTCGGTTCCTGTTTAGCAGCGGCCTGTCTGCCGTCGCCAATTCCGTAATGGATCTTGCCAGCATTGGTATAGGTGCCGTCCTCATTCTGCCAGCGGCGGACATTTCGTTTCATGCCCGGAACGCCGTAATGAGCTAAGTAATTCTCGGCCTCTTCCCGAGTACATAAAACGATGTCCATAATAAGTACCTCGCTAATTATTCGAATGCATCGCGATTCAGTTTGTACGCAATGTAGGCATCCATCATAGCTGCAACGGCGTCAATCTTCTGATCGGCCCGCTTCTTCAGCAGTTTCCGGTTGCCATTATTGTCCTCTACAGTCATACAGTTGCCCATAGCGAACATCATCAGCTTCTCGTCAAAGATCAACATTCGCTCTTCGGACAGTTTCTTCAACTCGCCCAACGGAACCGATTCTGTACGAGAACCCTGAATAACCTTCTCAATGCCGAACGGCCCGTTTTCGCTCTCCCATCTTGCTACGAAGTCCTTGGCGTTATACGGGTCAAATCCCATACAACGGACGTCGTATTCATGCTCGATGATGAACCTGTCGAGATCGTCGTATACGGCCATCATATCGAGAACCGTCCCATCCATAACACATAGACTGTCCTCGTTGATGAATTCCTGGTATTTTATGTGCATGGAAGGTGTCAACTTATCAAATGTCAGTTGACTGATGTAGTTCCTGGTTTTAATTCCAAACGTCCCGTCTCGCAATGGGAACATGAACGTAAACGCGCAGAAGTCATCCCCCTGACTTAAGTCGCAGCCCATAGCACATGGCATTTGCCAGTATTGGTGCGGAGCGTGAGGAAGTGTTTCATTGTAGGTGAAGAAATAGGTAGAGCCTTCCATCGGCAGGTTAAACCGTTTAGCCAGAATATCATTTCGAGCCGATGGTGACTTTTCTGCCAGTTCAACGTCCCGTTGGTAGGTCTCGTAGGTAACGGTGTAGTTTAAATTCGGATTTGCTTTCAGCCACAGTTCCGGATGATTTACCTCACGAATGTCATCCAGCTTGTAATACCAGATGGCTTGCCATGGGGCATAAATCTCGCCGCGTAGAACCTTCAACAGGTCCATTTTGACATCGTCTCCGATTGCATTTCGGATGGTTCCTTCGGAGCTGATAGCAACGATCAAATAGTCCGGAGTTTTAGCACAGCTCTGTCGACAGGCCTGAAATACATTGTCTCGTACATCGCAGCTCAACCATTCGTCAATGGTAATGACCTTGGTTCGGACGGACTGTAGACGGTCCACTCTCATGGGTACCGTTTCGATGTAACTGTTCGTCAGAGACATCTCGATTCCGCGCTTGCTGGAATACAGTTTCGGACGGTTGGCTGTGCTGCCTGTTGTGTTGTGCAGGTTACCTTCTGTCAGGAACTTAAACAGCGGGCCTTTACTGCGCGTAATGGCTGTACGGAAAGGCGCGAGGGTCTCGTCGGCCTGATCGGTCGTATAGGCGACGGCAATCTGGTGAGTAGTGGTCGTGTCGATGACCAGGAAATAGGCCTGGATCAACGTGGCGAATAGTGTCTTGGCCGCGCTTCGTGGAATGATCAGATACAGTTCATTGACGACCCGTTTCTTCACATACTTGGTCTTCATCCAAACGCTTCCGTCTGGATTTGGGACCGGGATCTGCTGCTCCTCGTACCTAAACCAGGCAAAGATGGACTCCGCCCAGAGCTTGAAGGTCTCAAGTAGCTTAAGATCGCCGCCATCGGTCAAAGTCATCTCTTCTTCACAGAATGCGATGAACCCATCAATGGCTTGATCGTCGTAATAAAATTCCGGATTGGCAATCATGTCGTCAATCCGGTGCATTTGCATTTCTATTGTTTCGCAGACAGGAATGAGTCCAGCCAGAACTTTTGCGCGAAATTCGCCATAATACTTTGGTACGGCTGTGTTAGAGATCATCTATGTCACACCAGGTCTTCCAAATATTTGTAGACCATGGATTCGGAAATGTGGAGAGATTTAGCGATCTCTTCGAAAGTCTTTCCGGACCTTGCCATGGCTTCCACTCGATCCTGCTGCTTATTCTTCTGTTTTTCTTTCTTGTCTTGTTTCTTGTCTTGTTTCTTTGACTTATTATCTGAAGCAGGCTTGTCGTTGTTTTGTTGTTTTGGCTGTGGGTTGTCGTTTTGGTTTTTCTGCTTTTGCTGATTATTTTGATTTTGGTTGTTATTGTCGTTTGGATTCCTGCCCTCGTGTTCGACAGCATATTTGTTGCGCATAAGATTTGCTGCTGTATTAAATGCATCGGAGACGGCCTTCAGTTTATCAGGACTAAGACTATAAGGATCTACGTCTTTATAATCACCGAGTTTGATAGCTGTTTTTTCCTGAATCTTGCTCTTGCCTCTACGAATGACTTGATCGACGACTTCATTTAGTGTCTTTCTTGCCAGGTTTTCAGCAGCTTCTTTAAGGAGTTTACTAACTGCGGCACGAACAGGACCTTTTTCACGGTTCTCTCGTTCGTTCAGGAGTTCGGAATACTGCTTTTCCTTTTGTAACCTGGCAAGTCTTGTGTTTAGTTCCTGATCAGACAGATTCCGAATTTCTTTTCGAGCATCCTCACGTTGCTTCTGTTCGGCTTCTTTTTCCTTGGTACGAGCTTCAGCTTTTGCCTTACGATTCTCACTAAATTGTTTAATCTTATCGGAAATATTGGCCTTTAGCTCTTTTTCTTTCTGGCGATCGGATTTTTCAGGTTCGCCTTTTTCACGGCCTTTACCAATTCCGTAATGAATCCGGCCGAGTGGCGTATAAGTTCCGTCCTCGTACTGGTATAGGCGGACACCTCGCTTCATGCCTTTTACACCGTGATGCATCAGCGAAGAATCATGATCAACAGTGGTAAGAACAACATTCATGAACTCTTCGCCTCCTCTAATGCTTTATTTTCGGCGGCTACGTTAGACCGCCATTCGAACTCAGAACACAAATGTTCAAGGCTGTTCAACACCGCCGAAGAAACTGGGGGATCGAAGAGCAACCGAACCTTTGCACATAAATAGGACTTCACCATATTGAGGTGAAAGGAATTTTCGCCCAAATAGTCGTCCCATGTCTGAGCGTCACTATCGACATAGTATCCATTCTCCGGGCCTACGCCTAGTTGCTGAAGGATAGACAGCACGGAGTTAATATGTATGATGAGGTCAGTGTCGAAATCGCCACTTTCCGCACCCGGTCCACAGACCTTTCTGACAGACCGTAAAATGCTGTCTTCCATAAGCAACCTCCTATAATTTCCAGGGGCAGGTGTCGTTCGGACGCCGTTCTACCGGATCACTCCTGAGCTTTGATGCATCTCCATAGTGAATGGCATTATGTGTTTCATATGACACACATATAAGAAACTCCGGCATGGTAAGCAGACCGGAAGTGGTGTAAATATCCATAACGGTGATCGGATTCATATGGTGGATGTAGATCTTGTCATAGATGGTATAACCTTCTACACCAAGATCACAGCCATTGTCTCGCACAATAATCTGATCTCGAATCCGACGCCATTCGGGAGAATGGTAAAAACGCTGGTTCAGGTACCGGTCGTATCCGAAAGTATCTTTACCAACTTCACCATTCAGCTTCAGGTATTCAAACCGCTCAGCAAACGTCTTGAGTTTGGAAAGCTCCGTGTATGTTCGAAGATCAGTGCGGCTCATCCGTATCACCATAACCGCTGTAACGCTGCATGGCCTTCATGGCATCGGCGTATAGCTGTTCCACTTTGGCCTGAGATTCGAGCGCCTGCTTCTTGGCTTCCATTAGTTCCTTCTGCGTGGCCATCATTTCGCGTTCCATCCGTTCCCTGGTGGTAGCGAGCTTCAAGTAATGCAGAACAATAGACGTTGGAGCAGTTCCCTCGACCAACATCTTCTTTGCAGCGTCGATGGAGAGGGAAATCAGCTGATTTTCATCGGCCTCAGGGGACAAACCAGGCCTCAATCGTCTCGGAGCCCGAGGAGACTCCATACTATCCGTGCTTTTGATGGTACTTCATCTCCTGTTCTATTGAGTTTTTACATGCTTTGCAGCACTTGAATGAGTCTATGAGAGGGTTTCAGTGGTGAAAGGAGCATGGTTGGAAAAAGCTGCACAACCAAAAAGAACACTGAAAGTATCATGACCGAAAGGAGGTGACCCATGAAACACGTCCGCCATCCCATAGACTCATTCAAATGTTGCAAATCGACCGATTCCAGAATTCACTATCCAAAAATGTCCCCCGGAGGAAAATCGAAGAACCCCGCGATAAGGGGAGGGGGTGTGTTTTTTCGGACCCCCTCCCTATGCGGTTTATGTCAGTTTTGGGCAGTTACACGCCTCTCTGTGCATTGTTTGTATGTTTTTCCCATAAATTTGAACGAAATGTGCTTCATTTTTAGCCTTTCTTTTGTTGTTTGGTGCAGAATTATGCTGAAACTGGCTCTTTTCTGTACACTTTCTTGTAAATTCCCATGAAATCGAACGAAATAATCTCATCAATTGCTCGTTCAACTTCAGCATCCTTTTCTTCTTCTGTCATTGCGTTTGCTAAACGTGCAATTCTCGCCAAATAGCCGCAAGAATAATAACCTTTTTCGCAATCGTACAGAAACCAGTGATCAAACTGAGTAAAAGGATCGTAAGGATTGTCGAATGTAGTGATTGCGCATTCTCCAGACACTCAGATCACTCCTTTCTTACGATTTCTTCTTTCTATAGGCGTTAATAGCAGACACAGACACATGATATTGCTCGGCCAAAGAAGAAGGAGAAACGCCGCTAGCCAATGCACTCTTAATACGGTTCACCTGACCAGGCGTCAAATTGGTAGAAGCCTTCGGTGTGGCATAATTGCGCACTTTATCGGAGTCTGCATATTTGAGGATGGCGGTCAGTTTTGTTTTATTGATCGCACCGGCCTGAATCGCTTCCCATTCTCTTGGAGAAATATCGATTTTATGTCGATGTGCACCAAAACGAACTCTTCCTTCCGCCAAGGCAGATTGACTTGCCTTTCTCTGCTCTTTTTTGGTCATATCGGGATTGTCCCGCAGCTTGGCCAGGGTTATACCGCGGGCATACAGCTGGGCCATACGCTCACGTGGAGCATTCATTTCAGAAATCATCAATTCGCTCAATAAGTGCTCCGCTTCTTCATGGTATTTGGCTTCCGCCTGCTTATTAAACTGGATGTCTCCGGTATTGGCAATAACCTTTCGAGCTTGGTTGGCCATATCACGCAGCGTATCAGAGAACTTGGCATATGCCAGCTCCTTGGCATTGTGCATATCAGACACCAGATCAAAGGCGCTATCTTTTGTCTCCAGCAGTGCCACATCTTCCATGCGGACCTTGGTCTTGCCAGTCTTTTTATCATAATAAGTTTGCGGTTTCTTTTGTTTATCTGTGTAATATAATTTGCCGGTTTCAGGGTCAATATGAGGAGCACCTGTAGGTTTGACAATCTGTGTAGGCGATTTGGCTCTCGTTATCAAAGTGGAAGCGCCATAATGATAAGATCCGTCCTCATCATCAATCCGTTCCTGGTATTTCTTTTTGAGCTCCTTAATATGATTATCAATGGCACTCTGCTGCCAGTCCAGATGGTGCTTTTCTGCGTCGATAACGACCTGACAATGGCGGGCAATCGCAGCTTTATCATCATCAGACGCGCCACGAAGCGTAGCATCCATCATCAAATTGCTAACGATCCCCATTTCCATCTGAGTACGAGTCATTGGCTTGAACTCTTTCCCGTTTCGGAAATAATGCTCTACTTCTTTTTCCTCATAAACGGGATTTCCGTCTTCGTCTTTAAGGACATTACCAAATTTATCTTTTTTCTTAACCCGCTCTGTACGTGTCTCAATGTGATCACACCTGTACTGGACTTTGGGATCAAAATCACGCAATCCTTCCAACAGCGGCTGGTTCATAATCTTTGTGTCGCTGTATTTGGGATCATTGCAGGGGACGCAAAGAACAGTATCGCCATCATTATCAGCACCGGACAGACGATCTGCGTTAGCTTTGTTCAATCCGATAGCGTCCATTGAATTGCCGATCATTTCCACACCCTGCGGATTGTTATTATTTACCTTGCAAATGGCAATCTCAAACAATCCTTGGTTTGGGAATCGGATACAAGCAATTGTTTCGCCGTTCTTGTAATAAGGAGCATAAACCTCATTATCATTCAAGGTAGGAACAGGCAATAATACCTGATACTTCTGCCTAGGTAAAGCGGCTGCTTGCATATGAACAGATTGGTAATCACAGGCTTCAGCAAAATCAGCCAACAACGACTTCTTTACTGTCGGGTTGGTCAGCGCCATAATCTCATCGAACTCAGCCTGTTTCTCTTCAATCGTCTTATTCAGCTGTTTATCAATGAGAGCAATAGGCTGTTTGGCCAAAAACTGAGAAGGAAGAGAATCCTTCCAATCTTCCCAGTCGCCTTCCTGCCTGGTCTTGTTGATCAACCCAAGCTTGGTGTTGCCATCTTTATCTTCATAAGTATACTGACCGCCTTCATTGCGAAGCAATGCACCAAAAGGATTATCGGGATCTTTCTTAATGTTCTTTAGAACATCTTCGCCGGGTGTCTTATTGGTATTAAATACCACATCAACACCATCTGGCATATGGTCAGAATAAAGCGCCATACCTTTAAGGTACTTATTTCCATCTACCATGATGCGGACCTGAGCATAGTGGCTGCCTTGCAGATCCAAATCAGGCACATTTCGGCGCAGTTCAATGGTTCCGTCCTTCTCCCAACCGGTGTGGCCATCGTACGCTTTATCGTCACGATAACGGATCATCAGTCTGGAGCTATCCAAAGACTCGGGATATTGCCATTTCTTCTGAACAACGTCATTGCCTTCGCCATCTTGACGGACAATATAGTCTGCCACAGATTGTATCAATTCGGGATGATTATAAACATCACTCCATTTCTGATCAGTATCTGCCAGCACGCTAAGCGTTGTCTTCTTTCCAGGATTCGTTGCCTGCGGCACACGGCCGCCATACACGTTGTATCCTTTTTGCTCAAGGATGGCCAAGGCTTCAGCCAGTTTGGTGCGGCTGCAGTTGAGTTCCCTCTCTACACCGACACCAACATCTATCATTTTCTTTTCTTTGAGCTGGTTCTCCAGGAAATCCGCCACATTCTGCGCCTGGTTGACTCGCTCCAAAGACTTGGGATTCAGCCAGGAAGTGAGAGTAGTATCCCGAATGCCAAGCGCTTCAGCAACTGCTTTCTTGGTCTTGTACTTACCGCTGTCCAGCATTGCCTGCGCAGTGGCAGCACGGTTGACCTTCCACTCATGCAAAGCCTGAGAGTAAGCAATACGAAAATCAGTCGTATTTTCACATCCACACAGCTTGGCCAAATCTTTCTGATTGGTCACACCAGAGCGTTTATAATAGTCCACACGATCCAGGAAGTTGCTGAATCCATGCTGATAAGGATTGTCGCCGGTGCCTTTCCTGTATCTTCCCGATCCAATACCCTGAGAGCTGGCTTCTCTTGTTCTTCCGCCAGCACCTGTGGCACCGATGCCCTGCGCTTCATAAGCGTGTTCCAGTGTCTCGTCATTCATCAAGTACAGATCCAGAGGATCGCCAGAATAGAGAGACAGCATTTCCAACAGTAAATTATCCATGCTTATCCCTCCTGTTCTTTCAGCCGATTGATCAGCTTGTCAAACTTGATGATTTTATCAATGATTGGCAGGATCTCATCTGCCTGCGGAACATAGATGACGATGTCATCGTTCTGGTAGATACGAAGTTCCATGTCAATCAAACCCGGCTTCATCTTGTATTCAAGACAGAACAGCGCGGTATACACCATCAGCTGCTCCATGTGCGCCGGGATCGCTCCGGTTTTCAGATCGTGGATCCTAAGCTTATCGTCCCGGAAGACAATTGAATCTGCTGTGCCATAACAAGTATCAGAGTAGTAGAGAACTTGCTCCGGCGTCATCTTGTAACCGATGGCATCGTTCACATACATATTCAGGGTTTTGTTGCTGCGTGGCAGCTTTTGTCCGAGCCTGATACATGTGGCTGCAAATTCATGCAGCTCTGTGCCGCGCTGAGAAGCCGTAAAGTTCTTGTAACTTGTAATCAGCTTTTCTTCGTCATAGTTAATCCAGTGATAATTGCTGGCGCTCAGAAACGCATGACTACCTAGAAGGTTTGAGTGTTGGTTGAATTTCATTTTGGTCGTGTCCTTTCTCGGTCTTCATAAAATCAAGAAGCTCCTTCAATATCTTGTCCCGGTTTTCCGGGTAGATAAATCGGCTAAAGGACATATGATCCATTGTCTTCACATACCAATCCTGGTTAGGGCGGTGAGAGGCAGTTGCGCTTCTCTTGCATTCCAGTGTCGCCCATTTGGATTTGTAAAGTATCAATAGATCAGGAATGCCCTGCTTGTTGCCGCTTGGCAACTTAATCAGGATGGCTCCCGGAAGCAGCTTTCCAATCTGTTTTCTCAACCTTGACTGAAACGCGCTTTCCAATGGCGTACTCAAGCAGTGCATCCTCCTTTATCAAAAATCGACCAAAAGAAGAGAAAGTGCATGAGTCACTCTCTCTTCATAATAGGGCTTGTAAATTTCGTTTTTTTCAGCCCGTTAGCCGGTTTTGGTCGAAACAGAAAAGCCCGTGCAAAAGCACAGGCAGAATTTGGTGAAAAATATCAAAATTTGTGAATTGGCCATTTGCCCGGGTAATTTCCTATTTATTATATATAAAAATTTTTTCTATAATAAATAAGAAAAAGGGTGGGCAATTGGCCACTTTTGACGAAAACCCCTGTGGTATCAGGCAAAAAGGTGTGGCCACTTTTGTTTTTAAAAGTGGGCAGAACCCGGGCAATTGGCCACTTTTTTGGCCATCGTGACACATTTTTGACACAATTAGTCATGACTAACTACCCGAAATTTGGCCAATTGGCCACTTTTGACCGAAAATGGCCACTTTTGAAAATGGCCAAAGTGGCCACTAAAATTGCCTTTTTGCCTCACCACATGCCTCCATTATTCCTCTTTTTGCGGTACGGAATAGCCTGTTTCCGCCTATAAATTTCCTCGAGATAGGCTCGTCGTCTCTCCTCGTACGCCTTCCAACGGACGCACTCACCGTGACAAGTTGGGCTCCTTTTGCTGCAATCCTTATCACATGGCGACTGTGGCCCAGCATAATTTGGAGCAATCACAAGCTGTCATGCCTTCTCTCCATCCGGTTCCACGCCGGTCAATGCATAAAGCACAGCGTCCAAAGGCTCCTTGGCAATGACAATAATATTTCCCTCCAGCACCATACGAGTGCCCATCGGAATCTCATCAATCTTCATCACCCGGGAAGGATCAATGTAAAAATCCCTTCCATCCACCGCGCTCGTAAACTTCACAAAATATCCATGGCACTGATCGAGCAATGCTACAGGTTCCTGAGACAGACTCATTCTTCATTTTCCTCCTTTACATTCAACCAGTCGAAGAATTCTTTCCTACAATTGTCACACAGATCTATTTTCCCGGCCTCCTCTATCAAATTGTATTTGAGAGAGATGTCCAGCACCGGGAATTTTACATTCATCAACGGGAGCACACTGTTCTGTATTACGCGTCCGCAACGGTCGCATGTGATTCTAACCATTTCTGTATCCTTTCTGGCGTATAGTCCGTAGCATTCAGTTCATCAATTCTGTGCAGGAATGCAGTACCATCGTCACTCATCCCAAAATGGTACACGGCGTTGCTTGTCATATATCCATCGTCCTGGAATGTAACTGCAATGCTGTTCCCAGGCCCTTCAATATAGTCGAGCACATGTGGAACCCACGCCGGCCACCAGGAGTTGAAAGTATCAATGAGTGTCTTCATGACAGATGAACCACCGTCCAGTTTCCATATCCGGCAGCACTCAGGAAATCAGAAAGCGTTACACCATTCTGTGGAGCAGCCTTTCCTTCCGTAAGCTTAAGGAGAGAAATAATTGTGGGCCTCGGGCCATTCACACGTTTCATCTCAAACAATCTTGCTGGTGCCACGCCTGCGTCCCTCGCATACTGTCTCAAAGAACGATCACCTGCAGCTTTCAGCAACAGTTCTCCAAGCTTTTCGTTGTTAGGCAGTTCTCCGATCTTTTTCTTATTGGCCATTTGTTCATGCTCCTTTCACAAAAAAAAAGAAGGGGCTTTGTTAATCCCCCTCATAGAGTTCAAAGTGGTCTTCTGCTTCCTCGAAATCATAGTAACAGTTCAGCATCCATCCGGCGGCCAACCATCCAATGGTCAAGACTTTTATCCAATGAATCACCCTACTTCCGGAAAACCATCTTGCCATCCACGGATCTTTCGTACACATATATGTGACATACTTAGCATAATAATCCTCCACATAATGGTAATGATACTGTCCGTAGTGATTCTTGAGTCTCCGGCTCATCTTGATCCCGATCATTGTCAAGATCATTATCATAGTTACCGCATTTGCTACCAACCAAGCTACTACATATCGTGTCATATAAAACACCTTCCTTTCATAACACTGGTTGTAAAAACCGTGTTACATCAGGCGTTTTCGCGGATCTGGCTCATCTTTCTGACAGAAATATCATCGAAGATCACAGGAATTTTCTTCTGTACTTCATAAAGCAGAGAGTTCATCAGCCACTGCATATCCGGATGTGCATCCTTTGCTGTCCGTAGCCGGAAAATATGCCGCCATTCACGGTAGTTGGCCGTGACGACGATCTCCGTTTTCGTACAGTTCGGGAGTACGATCCTGGCCTTCTGCGGAGGATATCCATAGCCCAGGAGTTTGAAATAGGCATTCTCGGCCGCTTCGCACGCAAGGATCCAATCATGGTAGCCAACGTCGTCTTCTTCATCCATCCACCACGGCTGAACAAAGGTGACCTCATTGCCAAATTTATCTTTAGAGTAATTGCAATAGCGCTGACTTTCTTGCGCGAACGACGCCATCCGGTGCCGGACCAATTCATGGCTGACAGCCCGGTCACAGATGAAACGGACGGACAAGGACTGATGCTCCAGCATAGCCTCGTGACCGTTGGATATCAGTCTCAGAACCAGTTTGGCCGCAGCCAGCTCGTCATCCGGATTGGCCTCGCTCTTATAACAGGTTCTTGCGGCCTGTTCGATGGCTTTGAGCTCTTCCTGCCCGTCCTTACTGATCGGTGTCAGGATCTCCCAGCCTGCCTGTGTAATTTTCATTGTTGAACTCCTTTCGTGTTACATTGCAAATATATTTTACGGATTCCTCTTTGCGAAATGGGCACTTATAGCATTCGCCATCACATGTCACATTTTTATTGCCACACTTGTATTTTTCGACTTGTCTATACCCATAAAAACACTGTGAGCAATTTTTATCACAAGTCATGATCAAAACTCCTATTTATGTCAACACTTGTTTTTTGATTCGTTCAATCATATCGATAAATACTGCCGTTTCTTGGAATCCTCCAATTGGCACGCCGCTGTTTATCTTGTCGTATTTATCAAGTGCTCCATCGACATATTCGGCGCCGATATTCTTTTCAACCCAAATGGCAACTTCTTTTCGGAGATCATACAGCCCATGCTTTTTACGGAATCTTTTAAACAGCATATAAACACCTCACTGAAGCACCGCGGCGATACCCTTATAGATCTTGCCCATCTTCCCGACTTCGCGATCCAGATCATCGCCCAATTTATCAATGAGCTTGTCCGTGGTAGCATCCATCACCTGGCTGATGATCTCGTCCTTATCCACCGCAGCCATTTCCTTGGCCAGCTGATCCGCGACCTGCTTATTGATTTCATCAGTCTTGTTACTCACGGCCTGCTTAATGCGATTACGCAGATCAGCGCTCATGTCCTTTTCAATCTGTCTGCGAGCGTGGCCGACCGCTTCCGACGCCTGTTCACGGACTGCCTTCCTCACCGCTTCGTTGACGATGTACTGGTCCACATCCACGTGCGTCAGTTCGCTGATGCGCTTCTGACTATCCGAGATCATCCGTTTGCAGGCATTCGCCTGATCCATGCTGTACGCGGCAGCTGCAATCCCCATAACCCCAACACCAAATCCAACCCAAGCAAGAGCCTTTGTCATATTTTCAGTCATTTTCTGTTTCCTCCTCTGCGCCATCAGTTGTTGTAATAAAGTCCGCTAAAGTAATCGGTTTGGGAGATAATCCCCGCTGCAGTGTTTTGTTGATCTGATTGAGCGCCCGTTCAATGCCGTCTAACTTCCGAATGATTTTTTCTTGGTTCCGGACGTACTCGCTTTCGTAGTATCCCAACGTACAAATCTCCTTTCATTGAACTCTTTTTTGTTCTTCAGCGCCCGGCCAATGGCTATATCAATGGCTGCTGCGCTTTTGAAGTGGTAGTAATACAGGTTGATGTATGGCGTGTTCATCCTGTCTGTTCTGCCCATCGCCTGCTTCATGGTCTTGTAACTGTAGTTCTGGCTATAAAAGACCATTGTGTCCGTCTCAATGCAGTTCCATCCCTCTGCTCCCGCTGCGTACTGTACCAGGTAAATCCACCGTTCGCTCTCCACGGGAATGGGCTCGTGTTTATGGCCGTTCCATTCAGCCACCACTGTTCTTTCCGGGTAAGCGGTTTGGCGAAGGATGTCCAGCTCATAGTCAAAGTTGTAGAACACGATCATCTTAGGATGGGTTTCCGCCAGCTCTATCAATGCAACAGCCCTGCTTGGGTCAGAGTTCACAACTTTTCTCAGGCAGTAGCAGAGCCCGGCGGCGTTCTCGATCGGCTTGTTTTCCCATGGGTCAAACCGACTGCGGTAAATTTGCTTGTACTGCGCTCCGTCAAATGCCACAGGAATATCAATGTGGTGGGACGTCGTTGGCCGGGCAAAGTCCATATCCACCAGGATCCTATCCCGCAGGTATTCGAGCTTCCGTGTGTTGACATAACGCTCCACTTTTGGGAAGTCCGTAAACCTGGAATAGATCTCGTGCTGCTCGCTGAACTCCTTCCTCGTCTTGTAAAAGCCGTTCGCCAGGAACAATGGGACATAATCACCCCATTTGTCTCCAGGGGTAGCGCTCAGCAATATCCATTGGTTGCTTTTCACGATCTTCAGAAAGCTTTTTACCCACAGACCCTTGCCGACAACCCGCTGCTCATCGAAGATGAAGAAAGCGTTTTTGACCGAGACATATTTGTGCACATTATTCCAACTATCCACGACCACATGACCGCGATCCGGAGACAAAAGAAAGGGAGCCATTTCCAGCTCCCATTCATATGTGTCCCGCTTTCTGGCGGTGGTGATGACATACAGATCCTGCTGCTTCGTCATAGGGACAAAGTCGCCGCCGGTCAGACTATCCATGCATCCGCCGTTCAGCAGGTAGTAATAAGCAATAGAGGTCAGGCTTTTTCCACTGCCGACGCCACCGCAAAGCACGCAGCCATTGTGCATCTTTTCGATGGCGTCGAGCTGGTATTTTCTCAACTTTATCATAGGAAGCTAAGCTGTTCGCACCGGACTTCAGAACGTGCAGGCGTCTTTGGCTTGCCGATCTTGGGGTCTTTCCGCTCGATCAGGCTGTGGTAAATGGCGATTACCTGTTCGTCCGGCATCAGATCAACCCTCTGATTACGGATCGTCTTCGAATAACGCTGAATCAGTTGCGACCTCATATTCTCGACTGTCATCGTGTATCGCCTCCTGAATATCATGGTTCCTCGCTCTGGCGTGCCAATACCAGATGCTGTCATCAAGCTTTACATTGCCGGCTGGAGACAAGATCCACTCCTCGCTCCACTCAATCAGCACCCGACAAGCCTGCTCGAGATTGAGATTATAGTAAACCACCGGATTGGACCCATCCGCGAAACTAATGTGAATGCTGAAGATGGGCTCTGTTTCAAGATTTATCATTCGGATCACCGTCCTTTTCCGGGTTCATGAACCAATGAATGTAACTTGTTTCACACTCCGGGCAGATATATCGTTCGTCTTCTTCCCATTCAACATCATCCGGAATAGAAGATCGGATCATCCTCAGCTTGGCAAAATAGGTACGGTGAGTGATCCAGGCGTACAGTCCACCAAAACCGCTCTTCCTTTCAATCTCTTTTCCGCAGCGGTCACAGAATGTTTTAGTCATGATATTTCCTCCTAAGTTTGTTGTATTCTGATTCCGGATCATCTTCAATTTGCTGAAGTTGTTCGACCGTAAGCTCTCCCCATTCTTTGAATAATTTACGGTAGGCATCCATCGTCGCCAGCTCGCGCTTCATCTTTAATTCCACACGATCAATAATATCAAGAGCCGTCTTAGCATCTACAGGACCATTTTTAAACAGTTCTTTTTCGAGCGTATCTGAGTCAAGGACGTCACCCCAAATAAAGCTCTTTTCCTTCAAAACCATCAGTTCTAATTGGCGCATAACAATCTTACCGTCCACGATTAAAGTCCCGCCAATAAATTTCATGTCAGCCATTAGTTATGCTCCTTCCGATTAAGTTCGTCATGTGCCCGACGCAGAAACTCAATTGTTTTAGCTCCAGCATTTCGCCAAGTAATGAATGTATCCGGGTCGGCATCCTTTAATTCTTGCAGATAATCCGGGGCAAAGCCCTTCGTGTTGCGGACAAAACAATTCTCAGCGCGAGTGATGTGGTTCATGGTATATCCATATTTATCCGCGACGCTTTGAAGGAATGCCCTCAACTCCGGACGATGGTTTACCGGATATTTTTCATACTCCGGAAGGGGCTCCACATACTCGTCAATCAGACGATTGTGCGCGGCGACAAGGATTGCGGCGTCTATTGCTCTGATACCTTTCAGCATCAGGATGTCTTCAATATCTGTTTCTCTTAATGCCTTCAGAAAATCGGTGTGATCCAAGTCTTTCTGAGAACGGATAAAGCAATTAGCAGCGCGAATGTAACGGCTATCTAATGCTTTTTCGTGTGCAACCTTTCCGATATAAACAAAAAATCGGTCCATATTGGAAAGCTCTTTTTTATCATAGCTATCCAAATGCATACTCATCAGAATGCGGGCAGCCTTCCGTACATCCTGGCGTGCCATTTCCCGGCTGATTTTGAATGTGTCAGCGATGTTCTGGTAGGTTGCTCCATCCAGCCACATACGAAACTCTTCCAGATGTCTTTTGCCAAGCCCGCCTTTTAAGAATCCCGATCCATTCAGAGTGTTTTCATCATCGAGCAGAGGACGAACTTCTTCATAATCAGACCGTAAAAATTTGTTATTCATTTGTCTAAGCTCCTTTCTAATTTCGTGAAAAGACAGGAGACCCTGCAATGTTTATCACAGAGTCTCCGTCCGTTTAAGACAATTGTTTTGCTGTTTCAGCCATCAGAAGCTGGTTTTCCTCATCGATCGTGAACCATAAACCAGTCACTTTGAGCTGATACTCCAGCCATTCAAAATAGTTCTGCTTAACGAGTTTGCTCGCAATCTTAGCAAGTATTTTGTTATACCAGCAGATTGTATAGTCTCCATTGCTGCCAACTATTCCGTGCCTCATCACCCACAAAGCAAGTCGTTCACGCCAGTTAGGAATTACTTTCTTACGCTGATTCGTCATAGCAAATCACCCCCGTAACAGAGTATGTAAACTTCGCGAGGAAAAGAGAAAGAGGCTAAGTGCCTCTTATTCTCTGGCATAGCTGAGGGCGTCATCATAGAACTTACTCATTCTACGGCGTTCCTCAAGAATAGGTTCCACAACGATTTGTTCATACATATCGTCCGGAATCATTTTAAGAAACCCGAGATGAGCTAGATCCAGTTTCATCCCAGCTGCCTTCATAATAATGACATACTTAATCTCTTTCTCATTTTCAGCGTCGTAGTCCTGATAGCCGTTCTTCTCGTTGATCTTCGGATGAACCAATCCAAGGTCGGTCCAATAGGCAACCTCTCTTTTTGTCACCGAATACTTTTCTGCAAAATCACCGATGTTCATAAGCTACACGCTCCTTTCATAGGAGCAGATGTAAACTTCGTATTACCAGGTATCATCATCCATGACATCGGACTTTGCCTGTTTCCGGCGATACAGGGCGGCATACGGATCGTCATCCATATCCTGTTCGACATACATAGTACGCACATACAGACTGATGCCGTTCCCGTCATCGTTCTCTCGCGGATTCACGATGCAGTTGACATTCTTGACCCGGATTTTATCCAGGCAGCCGATCGTTTCTTCCGTAAGCAGCACCGGATCATTATCCCCAGTAACCAGGTAGACATTCGGAGGATACTTGACTTCCTCCCGGTTGCGCTTACGGTACTTGGTCTGGATCTGCACAAAATATTCGGGCTTGAATGTCGCGGGATCGTCATTCTCCCTGGGCTTGGTAACGCGAACGTTGATGCCGGCCTTGGTCATATCCTTGGCCTGATCCTCAGAAGGAATAATGATGTTGGCTTTACGACGGTCGTCACCCCATTTATCACGGGCAGGATCGCCGGAGAAGTTGGTCATGAAGATGAAACGGGTGTTATCCAGAGCAATACGATTCATGTTAGTCATAGTTTTTCTCCTTTATGAAATGAAGTTTTCAATATCACAGTATTGGCTGATGGCTTCTCTTGCGTCGTCCACCAGCTTGTTGTAGTAAGTGCGGTCGATATCATCCAATCCAAGGATCGGCTTTCCGGAACCGGTGATGGCACGGGTAGCGCCGATGCTATCACTCTCTACCCATCGATATCCCTTCGCTCCGGTAGCGGATGCATACTTGCCTCCGCTCTCCCGCATCAGTTCACCGCCTCCGCATCCTGGTTTGACCGGCGTGAACAGGCCTACCCGACCCACAAACTTGTAGTCGTGGCCTTTCTGAATCTCGTCGTCCAGCCGCATCAGGTCCTTGGTGAAGCCCATCACGTCGCTGTTGAACCGTCTGAACGCGTCCGGATCCCCGCTTTGCAGGGCCAGCGTCCATTCGTTGCGAATATCCAACCACTCGTCGTAGCTGTATCCCTGTTCTTTGAGAACACTCAACAACTTCGCTTCCTGTTTGCTGACGTCCGGCAGGTTCTCGTTCATATCCAAATACAAAGCCCCTGTCACCTGGAACGTTTCGCATAGATCTTCAAACACGATCGGTTCCTTGGTAAACAGGGTCTTGTACACGTACGGAACGGCGAATTGCTTGCCCGTGGCCGTCCACTGGCCGCCTTTCTTGCGGTTATCACTGGGCATGTGGTCTGGACCATACAAATGCTCACAGGCCTCAGCAGTGGCGTATTTGGCGATGTATACGGCATTGTTGACCAGACACATCTTCTCGTACGTTGCCTCATGCTCGAAGGTATATCCATACTCTTTGCCGTATTCCTGCACGAACTGGATGATCTCAGGTGTTGCATTTGGAATTTTGATGGAGTCCGTCTTGATGTGTGCTACGGTGAAGCCCCGTTCCTGGACGCACTTCTTCAAGTTCACCATGAACAGGGCTCCGCGCTTGGCGACGATATTATCAATGTTTCTCGGGTCTCTGAACGCATTCTCAAAGGCGGCGGATGTCAGGCCGTATACAGAGTTAATAGCCGTTTTCAGAGCGTTCGCCAGGTCCTTGTTGGTCATTTCACCGTTCTTGACCCGCTTGACGTATGGCGTCAGTTTTCCGCCCAGAATCTTATCTACTTCATCCCAGGCTTCATGCTTAATATCCACACGTCCGTCAACGATCTCTTTGAACCGTTTGGTGAACCGCGGGCCGAACAGACATTCCGCGATGATGGAATGAGGGTGCATACTGGCAATGTCCAGCAGAGCTACATCTTCGTAATATCCGTGCTCGGCATAGACATAGCCGCCTTCACCAACTTCCTCGCCCATGTAGGTGCTGACGCCGTTCTTGTAGGTATATCCGGGGAAGTAAGGAAGCAGGCTCTCTTCCTCGCCATGCAGTTCCCGCATCATCTCCGGACAGGCGTCTTTAAGGAAGGCCATGATCTTGTCCGTCAGCTCTTTGACCGGGAGGCTCAGGTTTCTGTAGTTGAACTCTCCCTGCGGTTTGCGGACCCGGTCAAAGATGATCCGGGCGGTCAGGCTGTTGGTGGTATCATTGACCGTCATCCCGGCTACATCCGCCAGAATCTGCCGAGCCGTCCAGTCAGGCTCCAAGTATCGGAATGCAGCTTCAGTGGCCAGAACGTCGTTATCACAGTAAGCGGCTACCTTTTCCCACAGCTCTTCCGGCACCGGTTTGTCCCATTCGAGGCCGAGCTCCTGATGGAAGAATCCCATCTTGATCTCCAGCTTCTTGAGGCTCATCTTATTTCCGGCACTGGCAAAGTCGTAAACGTCGGTATAGCTCAGGTTATAGGCTTCCCCAAAGAAGGCGTTTCGATCTCCACTGATGATACGTTTGCTCAGCATGTAGCACTGCATATTGCTGTAACCCATCATCCGTCCGTAGATGACGTGGTTATCATAGCGCCTGCAGTTGAAGCCGGCAAACTTCAGCCTTAGAAATTCTTCGACTTCCGCCGGTTTCGGGTTCACCATCCGGATGACGGGCTTGTGGTCCACCTTCAGACGCTCGATGTACTGATGCCAGCGTTCCTCAGGCGTTCCTTCGAAGTCCTTGGGTGAGTAGTCTTCCATGGCCTTCCAGTTGATGAAGAGAACATTCTGAAATGTCTCAATATCAAAGAACACCAGCGGCTCGTCATCTTTCGGCGTCCACGGTGGTTCGTCATCGGCCTCGTCATCTTTACTCTTGTAGTGCAGTTTGGTTACCAGTTTTAAAGCTTCCTGAGCCTGATGAGTGCTTTTAGCTGCGAAGTTGGCGATAACGTTGTACATGTCTGACACGTCATAGCTCATACCACTTTCATAGGCTTCAGTCAGCAGCTTACCAATGAAGTCCACAGCCGATTTCGTGCCCTGTGGATTGATGCGTTTTGGGTCTTCCTTGGGCAGCATACAACGGCTAATCATGGTCCTCAGGGCCTTTTCGCTTTTGATCTGTTGAATGTCTGTCGTTGCTTTCACATCCTTTTTCGGTAAGCCAGAGGAGATGGTAGCGATCTCTACATCGTTGCATTTGGTCAGCATCCGGCGCAGAGACGCACCACCCAGCAGTGTCTTTATCTCGATCTGATCGGCATACACACTGCTCAGCTCATGCACGTCTCCGGTATAGAAGTAATGCAGGTGGATGGCTTTTCCGCTTTTGCTAAGCTCTGCGTACGTTGCCGGCCATTTCGCAGCCTCTTCCAGGTTTCGCTGAAGGTTCTTTTCTCCGTTCACTGAAATATCAAAGTCGATCACGATCAGCTGTTCAGGCACGAGCACATGATGCAGCTTCCTGGTGTCCAGATCTCGCAGATGAGTAGTGCACTTAGGCCATTTCCTCGGCATCCGTCCGTCTTCTAATGGGTACTGTGCCGGCATATCAGCCAGATAATCATCCAGGAGGCTTCTCTGATGATCTGTCATTCGCAGCCATTCCGGAATGCCGGGATCCTGTTTCTCTTCAGGTTCCTCGTCTTCGTCACTGAATTTATCCGCACGAAAACCGCTGTAGTAACTCCGCACCCGTACCCCGTCAATCATGGCGCGCTCCTGAAACTCGTGAAAGTAGTTCTTGAGCTCCTCTTTGAACGCGCGCTGAGAATAGGGATAGGCGACACGGGCTTTCTCACAGTAGTCGTTATACAGTCCCCAGGCGCTCTGAAGGGTGGTGTTGTCCTGCCTTTTGAAGATTGGCCACATATCCATCACAAAGTTGTAGAAGTCGTTGGTGGCTCCAAGCATGTTGATGGGCACATAGGTCCGGTAATAGTCCGGTTTGGCCTGGTAAACATGCAGACATTTATCCGCGATAGCTCCAAGTTCAAAGTCGATCTGGTGGTTGAGACGGTTGTACTCGTCTTCCGGAAGCAGGTTGCCGGTGGGGCTGACGTCTATCAGACGGCGAAGCAGACCGGATTTGGCATCGGTAATCTTGACTGGCTTATTGGATGACAGGATCAGAAAACTTTTAAAGGCGTTTGTATAAATGCCTTTAAACTTCTCGTTCACCGTCATCTTGTCGTGGCTGACCAGGCTGTTGAGACGGGTATTATCTTCAATCTTGCTGAGGTCACCCTCGTGCTGAATGGCAATCAACGGGTTGTTCTTGAAGCTTTCCAGGGCAAAGACGTTGCTGGCGGAACCAAGGGCCTTACTGTCTACGCTGTCCGTATACCCGACAAAGAGCTTCTTGTCGATAATATCAAGCAGGGTAGACTTACCAGATCCAGGTTCGCCGTAGAGTACCATGAACTTCTGCAACTTCTTGCTGTCCCCGGAGACAACGCTGCCGAGACACCATTCAATCTTGTGCTTTTCTTTGTCCCCATACAGGGTTCCGATCAGTTTGTCCCAGGCTGGCGTGGGCCCTGATTCCAGCGGATAGGGCAGTTTCTTTGACGCGTAATCTTCTTTCCTCACTTCGGTGTTGCTGAATATCAGTTTCTCGTCCAGCATGTGGAAAGTATCACGCATCTGTTTCTGGCAATAGGTATGCCATCGGTCGATCATGCCGGTTTCCGCATCCCACATATGCAGGATGCGGACGGGCCGGGGTTCGAAGCGTGCTTTGTTCTCTTCTGCGTAATGGTCCAGTTCCCCGTCGATGATCTTGATGACGTCCTGTTCGTTCGTTGACCAGAGCCCCTTTTGTTCGTTCCAGACGGCATAGAAGTCTTTTCCCTTGATCATCAGATCTTCGCTTGGGTTCTTGATCTTGAACTTGGGATAGATTTCAATGACTTCCAGGCCGCCTTTTTTGGTCAAACGCTCCGAGACCATCAAAAAATCGACCATTGCTTATTATCCGTCTCTTTCTTTGTTGTTTTCGAGAGCCTCCACCCTCGTGTTCAGTTCGGAGATAATCTCACGAATGCTCTTGAAAACACAGTACATACCGGCACCGAGCAGGCCCCAACCGAGAATCCTTCTCGACTGACGGACCTTCGCCTGACGATCCAGGGCAGCGAACCGTTTGTTGCAGTTCTGTACCGCCTTCCTCAGATCCTGAATGGCATGGAAGTTGTCGTCATCCAGCCCATACAGCTCGTCAATATCCGCGGCAATCTCGCTGACATCCTTGCGCAGAATATCCAGACTCTGTCCCAGGCTCTTGCCGGGATGTTCTTTCTTGATCATATCGCTCATTTCTGTTCCTCCTGTTTCTTTTGTTCAATCCAAAGCATCATCTGCCGCCAAAGCTCCATTTGCCGCAGGTCTTCTTGTGTTCCCCGGATCCAGAACAGGCTGCCAAACCCGTCCGGACGGTATTGACGGTCCATAAACGTACGGAGCGTTATCTCCACACTCTGTTCGTCATAGAACGGACCCATCTGATGAGCCAGACCAAGGCTGTGTACCATGGGTCCGAACCATGCGGATCCGAGCGGCTCGTCCTCTGATGGGGAAGCCAGATACTCTTCCTCGCATCGGATAGACATAGCCAGCATCAATTCTAATATCCCGCAGGGTCGACAGGCCTTGAGAATATCCTGAGCCAGACGGTCCAGTCCTTTCTCCCATGCATATCGGCTCCGGAGAGATAATCCGTCAGCTACACGGTTCTCATCCTGCAATAAGGTCACCCGGAATGGGGTCGCGTACAGCTTGGAAATCAGTTCCGGGTACGCGTCCCGCCATCCGGGGATCTTGGCAGTCAGCCAATTAAAGTAATCCCGTTCAAGCTCGACTCGTTTCCACATCCCTTCTTCAGTTCGCACGGCGACCGCCTCCAACGATATCCTTGTTAATGAGCGTCATCCGCGTAGTTCCGGTTCAGCAGGACGATCTCATAGTCGGTCTTCAGCGCGTCGTTACGGATGCAGATACTGTCTTCATCATCATTGAAGTAGGTCAATGCCCCGCGTCCTACAGCAAGCTCAAACTCTTTCTGACTTACCTGATGATCGTCGTCATCAATGATTGGACCGTCCAGATACACTTTAAAACTAGCCTGACGATGGGGATTGCCAGGATCGCCAAACACTTCCGGAGGAATGGGATAGGGCGGCTTTACCTCGGCCTTGGGCTGTTTATCCAAAGTCTTCTGTGCATCCTGAGCGCCGTACTTGGTCATAGCATTTACGGCGGCTTTCTTCTGCTCTTCTTTCTGTTCTTTGGCTTCTTCGCCGTGACGCTTCCGTATATCCTCCAGCAGCGCCGTCCGGACCGCGGCGATCTCTTCTTCGGCTGCCTGTGCGTAGTTCTGCTTCAGGATCTTGTGGGTCATAAAGCTCCCGGCAGCAGCGCCGAGAGCCAGTCCGCCAACGAATATCAAACCTTTGTTCATGGCCTTCCTCCGTCATTCGTCCATCAACCCAAGCTGAACGGCACGTTTTTCCATGGCTCCGTCCACATTCGGGTCGATCATAATCACTCTTTCCCAACCGTTGGGGTTGCCAAAGTCATCCACGGTTTCACGGAACACGATCCGTGCCCGGAGTTTTACCTCGTTGTCTCCTGTGGGCGATTTCTCGTCGTAGATCCATCCGACACGGTTGCCGGTAATGCTCCGTTTGATGCCGAGTTCGTCATAGACATCATTGAGCGCTATCTTCTTAAGAGCTTTGAGCCTTCTGGTCAGGATCGGCTCAAGACAGTTGAGAAAAGTTACGTTGTAATCCAGGCTCTTTTCCGCACTTGTCGCTTCACCGTAGCAGAAATACCGGGCGTAAGGGCTGGGCATCTTATGATGATCACGGGGGTAGATCTTGACCTTTTCGGTAACCGTTTCCCCGTTCTCGTTTGTGCTCAGCACTTCTTCTTCCCGGTAGTTGTGCATCATTTTTTCTTCCGCATCTTCGCCATATTCGTTGCGAACGAATTCACGGCACTTGCGGATCGTTTCTGTCAGGGTCACACAGGTGGCGCTCGCCTCCAGGAACATAGTCTTCATCTGGCCATAGCCGCCCCACATACCGGCCAGGCTCAGCCCTTCCACAGCAGCGGAAGAAGCATAGTTCAGTGCCAGTTTTCCAACGGTCCTGACCTTGAGCCTGCGAATATCTTTGGCCATTTCCTCGTCCGTCCGGTGATCGCCGTCCTCATCCAGGCCGGTCTGGATCTGCGCTTTCTGGTCTCGATAATCCTTCATAATTCCGGGAACGTTCGTCGTGGCACGGCACGCCATTACTGTGCCGCCAACGACACCGGCAGTACCAATGCCCATCAGAATATCAGGCATCTTGGGGCCGACTTTGGCACGGACCTTATGTGCGCCATTCACGATCATGTCTTTCAGTGAAAATTTCATATACTCCTCCTTTATCTGAGCTGAACCGGTACCGGCAGTCCGACGATCCGGTATTTTCGGCCGAAAGGAACTACCCTTGCCCCAGAAATCGTTCCAGGTGTCCAACCGTACTTCTGATCGGTATATCCGTTGGGACTGGTAACCCCGGCCAGGTCAAACAGATCCCCAACGCTGACCGCCTGGTACATCTGCAACAGCTCATTCATCCGCAGCAGCACGATTTCCGCATCCTGGCGAAGGTCAAACTCCAGGTCCTCGTAGGTAGCAGCGAAAAAGGCCTTTTGCTGCCCGGATGGCTGTGCTTTGGGTGCTTGCTGGTTATAATAGTTGGCATAGGCAATCCTGGCTCCAGGCACCTGGCTCTGGACGTTTGCCGGCCTGCCTCCGAGCAGAGTATCAATGGCCCCGTATACACGGTTGGTCACGTCGCTCAGCGTGCTGACATAATCACGAAAGGTGTGACATTCGGCAATCCCGAAGAACTCGCGCACTTGGTCCAACCAGTTTTTCTCCCGGCACCGGGCTCCTCCGCTGACAGCCGGTCCGGTTACATGTTTATTGGAATAATCGGTATGTTCTCTGCTTTTGTCGCTATTGGAAGGATATTGTTCCATACCTCTGTCCTTTCTGTTCGTTTTTGATCACGAAAAACAGAAGCCCATGGGATTATCCATGAGCTTCCGCTTCTGCCGTCAGTTTTCCAGATCGTCAATTTTGAGATCATCCTTCTTCATGGTCTCAACATCGTACGGCTTCTGGGGTTCAGGATGTTCCGGTTCAGCTTTCTTGCTGTCCTTGGACTTGCCCGCTTTCTTCGCTTCCTTCTCAGCCTTCTTCTTGGCTTTCTTCGCCTTGTGATCGGCCAGAGCCTTACTCAGCTTCGGTGCTACCCAGTGGTTAAATGCGGCGCTAACCGCAACACCACCGATGAATCCACCAACAGCCGCCATAACGGTCTTGCCAGTCCCGTTCGAAGACGCCACTACCGGCTGCGCACAGGTCTGCGCAGGAACCACGGTCATGTCGTTGGTTGCAGTGTCGATCAGCTGATCAGCCACCTGTTCCGCTACTTCGTTCGTCATGATGTTTTCTTCCATTTTGAGTTTCTCCTCTCAAATATTTTTATCTGGACTTTCCGTCCATAACAGACTTTGAAAAAATCGTGATTTAGTCATAAAAGCACAGCCACTTAGTGCTTACGAAAGTATTTGTACTCGTACTGCGGGGGATTGGTGAACTCCAGCACCCAACAGGCGACCCAATTCGGCGCTCCGACTGGCGGCTTTGCATACTCTACAGCTTCTTTATCCGGAATCTCGATCAACCCGGTCTCAAGACTCCACCCAATCATGTCACCAAACTCGATGGTGGACACGTCAATCTCCCGATAGAAGTCGTTCAGACTGACATATCCTTCCAAACTGGTGGTGATGGTCTTGTTCAGCCGGTTGACGGCAGCGGCTACAGTATCATAATCCACATAGAAATACCGTCCGAAGTCACGATGGAAGCACACCGGCTTCATCGCAACGCCATCCACAATGTCCTGTCCTGCCATATCCGCAGGTGGTGGTGTCTGGTCTACTATCGTCTGTACGGCCTGGTTGTGAATTTCCGCTTCTTTCTGTTCGCCCAGACGTTCCCGGACATAACGACGGTATTCCTGGAACTCCCTGGCACCGATCTCGGCGGAATTAACCAGCATGGTCAGCGCTGCCTGGCGCTTGTTGCTCTCCACCTGGCCGCCAATGACACATCCGACACCGACGCCTTCTGCCAGCACTGCCCAAATATAACAGCGCCATATCGCCTGCACGGTTTGGGAAAAGGTCAACCGTTCGTGGCCTTCCTCTTCCTTCTTTTCCTCGATCTTTCGCATGGCTTCCGGCGTCGCCTTGACAGCTAATCCGGTTCCCAGAAGCATGTGAAATATCCCACTGCCTGTCAGAATACTCGGCAGATTCCTTTGTAGCTTACTGGCCGTTCTGGTAAGCCATTCTGTCATGCTCATGCTCGTTCAGCTCCTTTTCTTTTTTATGCAGATAATTCATGATGTCATGCGTCGCGTTCTCCATGTAGGAAGCAAACCGATGGGTGACATAATGATCATCATCGCTCATTGCCAGCACTTCATCCAGCTCGTAGTAATAATTGGCTACTTCCGTAATCGGATCATCGTGTCCCTTCTCTATCCGTTTGATCAGCAGATCCACCAGATAGTTCAGGAACACATACTCATGACCACTGGTGATGGCTCTGGAAAATCCGATGGAAAAGTCCAGATTGTATCTGGGAATATTGAGCCTTCTCCATTCATTTAAGAGAAGTACCGCCTCCCTTACCGTCAGAAGCCGGTCCATGCAGCCCATATCCTTCATGTAGACGAGACGTCTTTGTGCAGTATCCATGCTCCCTCCTTTCGCAAAAGAGAAAAGGCACAGCGATTTGCTATGCCTTTGCCCTCCGGTTCAACCGTTTTCACTCTGATCGCCCATGTTGATTTTGGCTACCTTTTCGGCGATCGCTGCTTTGACAGACGCGTCATAGTCGCGGTCCTTAATCTTGGTGTCCAGGATGTTGCCAAACAATCCTAAGATTGCGGCACCAATCACACAACTCCATTTAAGCACCTTCGTCTTGTCCGCGTTCTCGCACTTGCTCACGATCTGGTCCTTCAGGTTTCCCAGAAACTTCTTCATGGCAGATACCTCCTTTCGGTTCTTCCATAGCAGACTCTGTTTTTTTCGTGCTTTCCTCAAGGAGAGTAAGTCGTTCGTCAAGTTCGGCTGTCGTGCAAATCAGATGTCCGATACGTTTTTCATTATTGTCAATTTCTTCCCTCAGATGTTCGAGATATTTCTTATTTGTAGCCTTCTTTTCCGCAAAATGATCACGGATGGTGATATACAGCACATACAGACAGAACAGGGCCATCATAACAAGCATGAAGTAACCAAATATCATTGCAATTTGATTAAGCATTGTTGCTTGCCTCCTTTTCTTTAGCAATGCGCTTCTGCGCTTCCTGCTCTATCTTAATGTCTTCAACGCGGCTCTCAATCATTGCTTCACGGTGTTCCTTGGCACGTTTTTGTTTCCGTTCTCGACTCTCTTTGATGTGCCTGCGTTCTGTTTCCTTACGGCGTTTTGGCATATCCGTGAGCCATTTTGCTTGTTCAATAGACCTCATGATGGCGGTAGTGCTACCAAACATCTTCTTGGTGTAGGCGATACAGATGCCGCTGAATACATCCGCATGCTCAGGATCACTCGGGGTAACAGTGGTCTTGGTGTGGTCGGTCCATTCCACCGTGATGCAGCCGTTGTCAGTCTGCCAATAGCGGAGAGGACGGATCGGAGCTTCCTGTTTCTTAAAGGTAAATAGCTCGCGGTTGATAGCATCTTCGACGTCATTTGGCTTTATGGTGAGCTTATCGATAATATCTTTTGTGATGGTTGGGTTGTCCAGGGTAAAGCTGAAACCAGTAGCGGTACACGGTTCATAGGTGATGCTCCCAACCGTCTCAATAGTAATATTGTCAGTTACAGTCATAGTAGGTTCTCCTTTCTTAAAAGCCCTGTTGTAATTACGGAGCCACTTCATCGATTTATAGATTGCCTGATACATAAGTCCGGGCGTTGGATGCCTAGACATATCTATAATCACCGGATTGTTAGACGGTTTCCGTGCCAGCCTCATCTCGTTTGCTATATCGTGTGCGGTAAGGATTCCTTTAGAATTTGCAATATCAAAACATTTTGTAATAAGCATTTCATCCACATAATTATCACACATAGTATGCTCCTTTCTGTTCAAAGCAAAAAGCAGAAGCGTTTGTCGCCCCTGCTTTCGGTCTCATTTCAACAGCTTCATGCTCTGCAAAATAGCTCCGCAAGTTTCACCTGCCTTCCTGCGAGACTCAAATTCAAGCTGCTGGTTCTGGCTCATTTCTTTCCTCAATCCCCAGTAGATTCCAAGTACCGGATCCCACACTCGCAGATTCTTCGACCGTTCCTCTTTACGGAGATTAACGTTTCTGAGGATTGCCTTCAAGGCAACCCCAAACGTCGTAATCGCCGCTGTTCCGAACGCTAAAGTCTCCATCGGATGTTCATCCATCGCACATTTGAGATCCACATTTCGATTGTGAATATAAGCCTCTACCTTCGCTTTAATAGAATCGTCTTCAGGAACCACATAAATTTTCATCACTATTTTGTCCTCCTTTCGTGTTCATGATTCCATAAAAGACTGTGTTTTGTTCGTGACAATTACGTGACTCCAGGCCTTACATTGATCCTCACCCCTCCGTTCTGCACAAATGCTTCAATCTTTGCCCCTTCCGGATTCTTGAGAAGGGAACCAAGTACACCTGGAGACTTATTACTGCTCAGGGCCTTTTTGATCTTGAGGAAAGCTTTGGCGTTTCGGACTTTATCCATGAATCGTCCGCCGTCATGCTTTGCCTCCTGTGCTGGTTCTTCTTCAGTTGCCGGCTGTTCAGTTTCAGCCTCAGTCTCCGCCTCTCCAGTTCCCTCAGAAGCAGTTGGATGGACCACTTCATTCTTAGCAGGCTCCAGCTGTCGTTCAACCTCTGCCACGTCCTTTCCCAGGTTGTAACATATCTTACCCACTACATACAGCGCTCCAAGTCCTACAGCCCCGCCGATCAGAGTCTTAAGAAACGCTTTCATATTAGCCCTCCTTGCATCTATTTTTGATCTGTCAGAAGAGAATCCCGTTCTCCCACATGCTCTTCTGCCCTCTTTCTGTACTGGCTCGCACGAGCTGAAGCATAATGAAGCCTGTCACCACCGACATCCCATCCAAAAAACTTATAGAGAGTCGAGAACTGTTTAAACAATTTTGGATCGGCCTTTGCTAATGGCAGAATATCAGGGACCTTAACCGTACCCATCTCTTTGCACCTCTCCTTCAGCAGCAGCCTTGCTCTCTTCAAATGATTAGATGTCTTTTCTCCGCAGTTTCTGGACATGAGAATATCTTTGAATATATCATCGTCCAAAAGCGCCTGAATGAATGTCATCCGTTCAAGTACACCGGAATGTGTTAAATAACGCATACAGACGTTTATTGCCCGGACTGTAGATTCGCCCGTTTGGACAGAGTCATCAAGTGCATCAATCCAAAGCTCCATGTCCTCCTCTTCAATTTTGATCCTTCGTTCATTGGGTTCAGCCATAAGTTTGTGCTCCTTTCGAAAAATAAAAAGAGAAGGCTATACGGGAGCAACGCACTCCGTATAGACCGGTCGAACCTAATCGACTACATGCGTGTCACAGTTCTTCCTTCTCCATAATATCACTTGTAAAATTCGTGAAAAAAAAATAAGAACTTGCAAGACTCACGTCGTTACTCGCCATACCAATTTCTGATCACTGCATATGATCGAAATCCTCTTCGTAAATCGGACCACGCTTTGGTGGCACGCCACTTTTAGTTCTTATACAGTCATTGACGCTGCAGCGCCCTCAGATAACCGCCGATATTTTATGTTGGTCGATCAGGAGTCTACCTCTCTCTTAGCCTCGCTTCTTAGAAACTTTCGTCACCTACTAATTTCTTGTTATCCGCAACTGTAATGTAAGTCCGTGTGGTTTCGATCCACATCCATCTTCATCTAAGTGCATTACCTAATGCTCAGACTTACATCTCTTCCATAACACCCATTGTAAAATTCGTGAAAAAGAAGAATGGCCCTTGTTACAGGCCATTCCTCCACTCACACGAGCTCTTCCGTTCACGAATCAACTGGATCAGTTTATCCAAAAACCAGTCGAATGCTCTTGCCGCGATCACGAGTCCAATACATCCAGTCGCTAATCCAAGCAAGATCAATACAAACAAAATTTCCATAAACCATCCTCCTTTTCGATACGGATCTCGTCCGTTCCATAAGAAGGCCTGTTTATTTCGTGAAAAAAAAAAAGGAGCGAGCATTGCGCTCACCCCTTTTGATCAGGATTGTTCTTTGCTTTCTCTGCTTTGTGCCCTTGGTAATTGCCAATAAACCAACCAAGAAGAAACATACATGTCAGAGTAAAGATCATATTAATCACCTTCCTTTCATAAGAAAGCCTGTTTATTTCGTGAAAAAGGGAGAGGCTTTGCGCTCACCCCTTATACTCCTTCGAAGCTGATTTACGCTCCTGCCTTTTATCCAGATACTCACCTAACATACATCCGAGTAAGAATAATACTGCTACCTGCGTCATGTTCAGCACCTTCCTTTCATAGGAAGGCTTGTATATTTCGCGAAAAAAAAGAGTGGGCTTTGCGCTCACTCCTTCTCTGCAATAGAGGCCGTTTCTTTCTTTTTCTCCTCGTCAATCAATGCATGTCCTTCTCCACAGATATAGCCGGAAATCCAACAAATAAATGCGAAACCTAACAAACCTACTAATTGTCCGATAGAAACCATATTATCGAACCTCCTTTCATAAGAAGGCTTGAAAATTTCGTGTCATATCTCCGCTCGATCAAAGACGGTCTCCCATACCTCTTTTGGAATGGGTTTCATCTTGAGCGCCCACATGATCTGCCGAACTGTTACAGTTGGATAACAGCCGGTTGCATCTGCCTCGTCCGACCTCTTTTTAAAATAGGCAAGGAAGGCCGGATTCAGGTAGATTGGGTCTGTCAGCCAAGGATCGATCGGGCCCCAATAGGTTCTCTTTGTCCCCGGATCGTATCGCTGCTGGATGACCGCCAGACCTCGATCCCACACACGGAACAGAGTACACTTACTGTATACCGGATGATCGCAGACATATTCCTCTCCGTAATGGCTGCTGTAATGCTTCGGCCGATCATAGTGATAACGCATCGCTTACAACTCCTGCCACACGATCATTAAATCTCGGATCAAATATCCGAGCTGTTCCTTATTCATCCAGCCCATCATCTCCGGAATAGACGCCGTTTTGTCTTCCCGATCCACGACATATTTACCGATTCGGCCACGGTATATGCCGACCTTTTCCTGGTCCAGCCTGCCTGCGTTTGCTTGTTCCGCTTCTTTTGGCGCTTCCGGAAGACCTACATCCTTTTTCTTCTTTGGACGGCCGCCACGCTTACTCTCAAATGTAATTCCGTAATTAGTCAGAATGCGATACACGGTACTGCTCGAGCAGTAGAATTTGGTAGCTATCTTTTGGACGGAAACACCCTGTTCAAAAAGCTTCACCATCTCGTACACGTCATATTCGGTCACCTTAGTATAACGGCGTTTTTCCTCTGGAAAATACTGATTGATGGTGGCGCAAGTCGTCCCTAGCCTCTTGGCAATGTCCTTATTTGACATTCCTTGGTCGTGCATGTAGCTGATCTCGCCGGTGCTTACCTGTTTCTGAAATGTAGTCGTACGCATAAAGTTCCTCCTTTATTTTTGTCTAAGTCCAAAAAGAGAAAGAGACCCCGTGAAATATCACAGAGCCTCTTTTCTGCTCAACCTTTCTTTCCGAAAAGTCTCATGAATCCGGATACGAATTGAGGAGTCCTGCTGGAATAGATCTTTCCCTCCTCCTCGAACTCAAATCCTTTCTTCAGCCCATACAGCCCGACACCGAGCGGTGCTCCGATGCTGACAATATCCAGAACCGTCTTCCACCAGCGTCCTTTCTTTGCCTCCTTAAGTTCAGCTTCTTTTTGAGCCAGTTCTGCCTTCTTCATCTCGAGTTCTTCTTCCGCCTGCTTTCTCTTCTGCTCCAATTCAGCATTACGGATAGACATCTCGTCTACTTTCGACATACTTGTCTCAGCCAATTGCTTTTCCTTCAGGATTGCATCAAGTTCCCTGGCTCTGAGTTCCTGAAGCCTTGCCAGCTTCATCAGCTCCGCCTTTGCCTGTTCCGTATTGGCGTTCATGGTTTTGAGTGCCGATAAGGTCGTTTCGATTTCACCTGCAAGCATTCTCTCAATACTGTTATCCATACGTTCCATCTCCTTTCTGAAATGCGGTCTTCCACAACAGGGCCTGATTATTTCGTTTCCTTCCGGTCTTCATAGTTGGACTTCCTGACGTTCAGCAGCACATGCTTGTTTTTGCTGAGCTTATGTGTCATACCCCGGCCCACTTCCATAAAGTAGTAGGGCTCCTCCGGAATCGAGGCATCCAGATTGAGGTTTCCCACATACCATTTATCAATGAGCAGAGACACCGTGATTGCGGTAACCACAGCCCCCGCTCCAAGCCCGATCAAGATTCCAACCAACAATTCAGACATTGCATACTCCTTCCGATCGTAATATCATAGCAACGAAACCTGTCACCTGCGTGATAACTTTATTCACGCATCTTGTCCAGCGTCCAGAAAAACCTCCTGTACCGCTCATACCAGTCGTTGCGGCTGCCGGGCATAATGCCAAACTGTGCCTCCAGAGCATCGTAGCTGACATTCTCCGTAACTGCCCGCAAGAGGAATTCCCACCAAAATTGGTGATCACAGGCCTCGAATGCAGCCGACTCTACCAAATGCATCCGGTGACTGTACATCTCCCGTATCTGTGCCACATTGGCTGTAGGATCTCCGGTTCGTCCCACATTGATTCTTTCCATCGCTACGGCTGATACTGTCGAATATCCGTCCAGCTCCCGAAGCGCTTTCTTCCAATCCTCATACTGAAGACAGAAGTGCTTCAGCTCGTAGTAGCGGTGCTTGCTGATCCACCAACGATTTTTCTCGCTCAGTTCCGGTCTGGTTACAGTGCCCATATCCATGCCTCCTTGATGTCCGCCATAAACAGCGGCATTTTCAAGGAGCATTGTATGTACGTTCTCTGTAAATATCATACAAATCACATCTCCAAAAATAAAAAAAGAGAAGCCGCTTCACGCGACCCCTCTTTCTTTTCAGTCATTTCCGTCTTTGATCCACTTGGCAACCAGAAATACGCCAGCTGCAATCAGCAGCACACCAGCTACTCCAAACATACTGCTATCTCTCCTTTCCAAAAGTGTTAAAGGCTTCCATAGCAGCATTTGTAAAAATCGTGTTTATCTTGTAATTTCGTTTGGATGGTCTTCGAACCAGGAATACCTCATGTTCCCGTCCCAATCATTGGACCAGGCATGGTCAAGCTGTCCGGGATGCTGGTGAAACCAGTTCAGCCTTCGTTCAATCGCTTGCTTGAGCTCCTCGCCCTCATACCACTTCCGACGGATCTGATCCCCCTCTTCAATCAGTTCGTACAGCTTCTCCGGGCATGGATCTTTTCCTGGAATCAAATGCTCCCTGCAAACCGGCAACGGATCGCTGACGTACTTCCCATGAACCTCATACAGTTTAATCAAGTGCTCGCTTTTCTGCCCACACCATTGACACGATATCATTGTAATCACAACCTTTCCCAAAAATAAAAAAAAGCAGCCGAAGCTGTTCAAATGATATGAAGTGATTCTAATAAAGCCATGAGACACATAAAGCCGATCATCAAACCCACTAAAATGAGCGTACCAACCTCTTCGATCGTTCCAAGCCGCTTTTTCTTGTACTCAATATCACTCATCTTCTCCTCGTGTACCATTTCTTGTATCTTTGTCTGGTCGACAAGGATTTTAGACCCACAATATTTGCAGTAGAAGAACTGAAGGCCTTCTTCGACTTCCAACTGCCCTCCGCAGTCAGGACATTTCATCAAATAAAGTTTCATTTTATCCTCCTCCTTTCGGTTATTGTACCACAAACAATTCAAAAAGAAAAGGGCCATGTTAGCCCTCTTTTGTCGGGTAGATGCCATATATACACAGCCCGTTATATGTAGCAGTCGTCAATTGGAATGGCTGAGTCTGCTCATCTTTAAAGGAATAACCAACCTTATCAAGATACCAAGGCGCGATTCCTCTTGCTTTCATTTCCATCTCAGGAATTGCATCATTAACAATGTCCAATATATTCTGTATGGAAATCCAACCTTGTGAATTAGCAACCTCGTTCAGTTTTGATAAAATCGATTTTACCTGTTCATATGAGCAAGCAACAAACCTTCCAATTCCGCAAACCATTAAATAACTATCTAACGACATATTGCCACCTCCTTCACAAAAGCCTGTGTATTTTTCGTATAAGCTCGCATATTTCTTCATATTAGACTACACAGAAACTCACCCGTCCTTTCTTTCAGAGGTCTGCAAAACCTTTATGCTCCGGTCCGAATCCGGATGGCGCCTCCAAAGAACCAGTGGGATCAGCGATTTTGGGCTCCTAAACCTCGTCGCTGATCCACCTTTTTCTTTGTAAGGACCTTTACCACAAAAGGGAAGAGGAATTGTGATTCCTCTAAACGATTACAAAGCGTCCGATAACTTTATCTACACACATAAGCTTATTCAGCTAGAGCTCGCTACTTATTTAATTGGGCTAACCCTTTGTATTCGTCCCTTTCATAATAATGCTTGCAAATTTCGCATCAGAAACACAACGCTGCATACATGGTGTCGAAGCCGTCTCCATACAGGTTGATGTAGGTATTGTAGGTTACCTGTACGCTGCTGTGCCCCATCAGGCGGCTCAGGATCTTGACATCGATCCCTTTATAATAGCAATTCGTGGCGAAGGTATGACGGAAGACATGTTCGCCGTAATACACCACTTTAGCCGTCCGACACAGTTTCTTGGTCTGGTATACCAATCTGCGATAGGAATACCGTTCGCCGTCCTCTTCGAAGACCCATTCAGTGGTTCTGGTCTGTTGGAGCTTCTTCAGAATGCTGATTGCTTTCGGAGTCAGCGGAATGGTTCGATTGCTGCTTTTGCTCTTTGGCGAATTCTGGTAAGCGGCGGTATTGTACATAGGGTTGATGATGGTGGCGTGGATCCGCATACGGCAGCGGTCCAGCTCAATATCAGACCATTTCAACGCCATCAGTTCCCCGGAACGTACACCGGTTTCAATCATAAAGCCAACAGCCAAGTACCCGACACTGTCCGGATGCTCTTTGATCTCTTTAAAGAGCCGTTCCTGGTCTTCCTTAGTGTACGCCACAACCGGACGGTTCTTTTTCTTTACCTTCGTTTCCACTGGCATCTTGATGCCTACACATGGATCTGCTGCAATTACCTGCATAGCAGCGGCCTGTTTGAGCGGTGCTGTGACGATCAAGGTTTGTTTCTTGATGCCGCTCATGCTGTAACCGGCGTCTACCAGGGAATTGATGTACTTCTGAATATCAAAGAAACTGATGTCTCCGATCTTCATTTGAGCGATGGTGTAATCTTCCAGAGCCTTTCGGGAAACAATCAGACGAGCCAAAGACGCTTCCTTGATGGAGTTCTTCTTAAAAAGATCCAGCCAAATGTCCACAAAATTGATCAACTTAATCTGATCGTTCATTTCCGTATTCTTCAGGCGAGTTTCTGTGTAGTTGTCAAGGTTCTGCAGCACATCGTTAGTATAAATTGTTCGGTTGCTCATGTCAACAACCTCCTTTCACTAACGAGGCTGAAAAGTTTGAATCAAAAAGCTATCTTAGATTAGAATTCTATCTTAGAAAAGAAAAAGAGAAGCCGATGCGGCCTCCCTTCTTTCGGTCAGGATTACTCTCAAGGCATTCCTCCTTTCCCTTCATAAACGCCCTTGTAAAAATCGTGGAACGCACAAAAAAAAGAGAAGGGATTGTAAAAATGTCCCTTCTCCGGAAATTATTCCTTTGGCTTAAAGTATGTAGGCTGCCGGTCATTGGTATTTACCGGATCGCAAAGACATTCGGCGCAGGGATCGTCGTTGTCATCGAGATCCGCATGTTGGCATTTTTTGCACCACTTGTCGAAACGTACAATATGGTAGTCTGTTTGCCACATTTTTCTCCTCCGTTATTTATTGGACCCAAAAATAAAAAGAGACTCCCTTCTCAGCCCAAGGGAGCCACCTTCTTCCTGACGCCAAACAGCGATCAGCCAACTGTCTTATTGACAATCTCCTCGAGCTTTGTCAGCTCTTCGGACAGGCCTTCCAGAGAAGCGCGCATCAGCTGCACAAGTGTAGTAAGATCCATTTCTTCCTGAACAGGTTCCGGTTTGACATCCATGAGGTAATCGGACATTACCCAACCAACTCGTCCAGCATATTCTACCTGATACCAGCCAGGAACAGATCTATCAATGACAGAAACAATGGAATCATCAGGGATTTTGCAAAGAATACCGGCATTCTTTCTCGGATTCTTTCGCATATTCACGGAATCAGTTTTGGTATTGTAAACTTTTGCGGCATCCATAGTGGTTTCCTCCTTTTCTTGACGGTTGCTATAATCGACGGCTTTCAGTTCACCCCAGTAATCCCAGCCATCAAACACGTAAGACTCGATGACTCCATACTGGGCACCTTTCGCTTCAATCACTTGGTCATTTCCGATGTAAATTCCAACGTGATGAATTTTGTCTTTGCTTCCTTTCTTGAAGACGAGAGACCCTGGCAGCAACTTGTGCCCGTCAGTAGGCTCACCATATATAAGTTTGCCTTTGTTTCGACAATAGTCTGTATAAAGGTATGTCGCATGATGAGCGACCTCTACGCCAAATTGCTTCATGGCCCAATAAACCAGGCCGGAACAATCGGTCACGACATGCCCAATCCACCGTGATCCGTATTGACGGGACTTGGCACGGTTGCTGTCTGTCGTTTTGTTGAGTCTGGCTTGGTCTTCCTTGGTCCAAAAAGTATACCAGGTGCCGTAGATGTAACCCCACTGCTCCGTTAAAGCAATTTTTACTTTATCAATGAAATCTTTTGCATTGACCAAGCCCTCACCTTCTTCCTTTTCCAAAGCCCAGAGATCGGTAATTTGCGTTCCGGGATAATAAAAAGCGAGGATTTCCTCATAGGTCTTCCCCGCTTTAGCCATGGCTTTAGCACCTCTTTGACTCATGCCGACGCCATGACCTGTTCGCTTGGCGCTGTTATCCCATGGATCAACTTGAGCTGGCAAGTATTTTCGCTCACTGCCCCAGCGCTCTTTCGCCGAGACAGTGTGCCCTCCGTTACAAGCAGAATATACTGCCGCGATCGGTTTACTGTTGTAGGTAAGAATTTGGCCTTCCGTCAACTCAGCAGCTTTCATCGCATTTGGATATAAATAATCATCCAGACGACTAATTCGGAAAGCCTGATCTTTGGCACTGCTATCTGTAATTTCTTTTCCTTCAAGAACATCTTTATTGACGGCAAATGTTCTCGCAGCAATGGCCTGAGCTTTACAAGCTTCAATATCAGAGTTTCCGATCTCAGAAGCGACAACGGCGGCGACATAGTCTTCAAAAGGAACTTTCATTACCGTACCTGGAGCGCAATTGAACTCTTCATAATTTTCCTTCCGGGTAAATTTGACGTTTATAAAAGCCATTTTTACTCCTTCGTGAAGTTATTGTATTATTTAAGTTAAGCGAGTGAGGATTTGCACCTCACATGGGAGCATTCATAGGTCGCCGACTCAGATTACTCTTGCCCTCGTACTATCTCCCTTAGTCAGATAAGCGTCTACCTATTCCGCCACCGCTTAAACACCTATTTAAATGCCTACAAACTACAACTAAGGCGTGCCCCAGTCGTTACAACCTCGGCTTTGGTTTCAAATGTCAATTACTGCTCTCCGTTTTCAGTCGGTTCGGGTTCGGGTTCAGGTTCCGGCTCTACATACGGAGTCAGGACGATATTACCGTTCGCGTCACGGCTGATGGTGTGGGTGACGTTGCCTGAAGCATCCGTCTTTACCCAGCCTTCGATCTTTCCGGGAGACAGGGAGGTGCTGGAACGACCGCCGTCATAGCGGACGTAATCGAGCGTACCATCCTTATCAATATCATACAGACGGGTCTGACCTTTGGCGGTGATGTTGTTCTGGCTGTTCCAGACGGTGATGCCCTTGGACTCAATGGCATCCACCCGGCGCATCAGATCAATGACCATGTCGTACAGATTGGCATTGGCGGCATCGGAAGCGTTCTCAGCGGCGAGGGCCAGAAGCTCAGGCACCTGTTCCTCCGTCAGATCGCCTGTGACGTACAGGCGCTTGATACGGGTTTCCATGTCGGAAAGTTTAAAGTTTCCAGTTTCGATAATGGATTTGATGAAACTGTACATGTGCTACCTCCTTCAGGCGTTCAGGGCCTGGGCGATCTTTTTAGTGATGAACAGGGTCGGGTCTGCATGATAAGTGACAGTGACTTCCCCGGCGTCACAGAAGATGTGGTTGGAGCCAAGAAGAGTAAAAACCTCATTAGTAGTCATAGAATACGTTACTGGGGTTGTTTTATAGCATATCTGTAAACCGGCCATCTCTTTCCTGAAATCAGAAACATTGTCAGATTTACAATAAACCCTTATAACTTTTCCATCTGAAGCGTCATAACATGGGGTCTTTGATGCCCATCCGGCATTTCCCTCTTTCTTCATTAAGTGAGACGATATGGAATTTCCATCACCGATAGTATATGTAAGATCTAGTTTATCCGTCCAATGCAATCCGCCGGCCGAAACTCCACTAACTACTGATGCGAACGACGATTCTGTAAGCATTGCTCTGTCAACTATTAATTCTCCGCTTCCGTCACCTTTAATGGTAAGTTTTCCGCCGTAGACCGTGGAGCCTGAGATAGATTTGACAGGTACTGTTTGGGACGTCGGATGATCACTAACTTCGCTTATAAAGACATCCCAAGTGTTTATATCTGTCAACTGAACTGGGTCAGTCTGACCGCCATCATTCCACTGAAACTGTAAGAATGCATTTGTATTAGTGACCGTGTGACTATTTAGTGTATCGACCGACATCCCAGTGTTCCAAGAGAAGGTTTGCCCCTGACCAATAGCGCTATTCTCACCATAAACCATACCTAAATCCCAGGCAGTCCCGCGATATGCAATGCGATAGTAATATTTTGCGCCTTTCTTCATTTGCATAAACACGGTGGCACGGTTAATAGCCGAACCATTGATCCAGTTTTTACCGAAAAGTATATTTTTTTTGTGGAACAGATTTTCTCCAAACCACACATCGTCCCATCCTGTAATCGGGCAGATATTTTCGTATGGCTCATATGGTTCTGCCGAATCGCCGACTATCACCATAGGCTTAAAATTCATGCCAGTCACTGTATAACCGTTGTTGACCCAAATCCCGACACGCATTTCTGTTGCCGTCGGTTGTTCACTCGGAGGGATAACGAGACCATTCCCGATGTCAGATAGCGTTCCGACCATTAAATTACCTTCAAACAAGCGAACAATGATTCGATATGAAGACGTACTTCCACCTGACGGACATCCATTGACAAAATATGTTTTTGTTGTATCCCTTGGCACTCTAACAAAACTCGCCTCAACTGTATCGGTTGCTTTTCCAGATACCCAAAGCGAACCGTCATCCAATGTACGGATCCTGATTCCAGTTACCAAGAATGAGTTATTAGTAAAAGAACGAAGAAGGTTCTTTCCTGCACCGCCAACCCACGGATGATCATAACCATGTAAGTATTGTTTCGGCTCAATATTCGCTGTCAGGCTTTCAACAGGCAAACCATCGGCACCATCTGTGAAAGTGGCAAAATCACCAGCAACGGTATCTTTTGGAAAAGCGGCTAAGAGGCGTTCAACTTTGCCATATCTATCAGCGTGGTAGTCAAGCTCCAAACTGGTTCCGTCTGTCCAGATATGATTTGTACCGATGACCGTTTGAATTTGTGTAGCAGTTAATTGGTATGTGACGGGATCATTTAATGGATATGCGACTGTTTGGCCAGACATAGCTGATTTGTATTGCGCAGAATCTGTATATCTATTGTCTTGTGTCCATAACATAGTTGCTGCATAATATATTACGCCGTTTAAAGCTCCATTGTATGGACTGCCATCACTAAGAACATCATAGCAAGAGCAAGCAAAGTCAATGGTCCTTGCGTCTGAAGTGCCATAGCCTTTGATTTGGTTTTTCATCGCGCCTTTGAAACGGCCATCATCATTATAACTCCAATTAATTTCACCCATGTCCTCGATGCATGTATCCACAACTAATGTACCGCTTCCGTCCTCATTCACCGTTACGGTGCCACCGTAGACTGTGGAACCAGCGGAGGAGATGAGGTTGACATTCACGGTGTTGCCATGATACGGTTCATAATCCGTGGCCGTTGTTCCATACTCCAACTGCATGTTCATATTCCTGTCGGGCCTGTAATCAGAACCTGTCAGACGAACCTTGTAATATGCAGCGTCGCTTGGCGTTCTAAAAGAAGCATAATGGCCATTGCCGTTAGAAATAGACCATAACTGGAATCTAACAGAAAGGTTATAATTTTTGTCATAGACGAACAATGCACAGTCATCCGATGCGCCGCTGGCAGAAAATGTGTAATCAGCATCAGGATCAATATGGTGAAAATCAACCTGCCTGATTCCGTAGTCACTGGCAAAGTTGTTACCGGACATGTTGATGGAACCTTTCGCCCAGTTGTTCGGCAGAAACAGATTCTTTCCAGTACTGACTACTTCCACCACATCAAATCCTTCAATCGGGCAGACGTTGGCGTAGGGTTCGTAGTTGGTATTAGGTTCGGTAGCGATCATTATCATAGGAAAAAAGGTCTCTTTGGCGAAGGTCTTTCCTGCTGGAACAATAAAGCGAGCGACCATGTTATTGACATAATCTGATGTAACCGTAAAAGTATTATCTGAGCCACTGGTGCCAAACAACTGGTCGTTTTCAGCTTTGTTAGCAATTTGGAACGTCATTCTTGCGTTAACAGAAGCACCGCTCATTAAAAACCTATATGTTCCGGTTTTCAAAGTTAAGTCTTTTGTGAAATACAATTTGTTCCAAACCTGTTCTGTTGTTGTGCCATCCAAGGTAACGGAACCATCTGAATTGGTTGTCCATGTAAGGCCTGCATAACTTCCATTTCCAATGCCACTTGGTAATAAATTCTTCCCACTACCGCCAATCCACGGACGATCATATCCGTGGAGATCCTGCTTCGGTTTCAGATGGATCATCATCTTCTTCGCCGGTTCATTCAGAGCATCTGTCAGAATCAGCTTCCCGTCCGCACCAATGGCGTGTTTGACTGTGGAGACGGAGGAACGGTTGGCCTTGGCTTCGGCCTTCGTAATGGTCTCGCTGTAATGCTCTGACATGTATGACTTCAGCTGGTCTCCGAGGTCATTGACACTCTGCCGCTGCTGGGCTGCCGCGTCATTGATAGCCGTAATCGACTGGTTGACAACCCCATCCGCCACCGCCTGGGCATTATCCCGGGCCTGGTTGGCCTGCTGTGTGGCGGTTTGAGCGTTCTGAGTGGCCGTATTGGCGGCTGCAGCAGCAGTATCCGCTACGGTCTTACTGGCGGTAACGTCCGAATAGCACTGCTCAATGCCATGAGCAATCGCTTCCCGGACCTCCCGTCCGTACAAAGCCTGGCGGATCTGTTTTACATCGTTCGCGATTCCGGCCATATTATCTCATCCCTCCAAACATCCCCATCAGCTGCTGAGCAAACTGCGGGGGGACTCCTCTTGTCTGTTGTAAATATCCATAGATCTGATTTGGGTCCGTCATGTCCGCAGGAATATCCGGGAACTTCTGACGGATGATCATCAGCGGGTTGTTCATGGCCTGCTGCACCATATTCACCTTCTGCTGAAAAGACAGAGGCCCCTGAGGTGCTTGAGCAGCCTGAGGCGTCATGGGAGCCCCACCGAACATGTTAAACATGGTACTCATCTGGTAGCACCTCGATTCTGCTGCTGGTTATTGACTCCATTTTGATTGCTCTGCATCATCTGCTTCAGTTCATTAAACCGCTGATCCAGGTCATTCTTGGTAACATACTGGGACATATCCGGGCCGGCATTTCCGGACAGATAACCGGCAGGAGCAGGTTCTCTTTCCCTGAAATCGAAAATCCTAAGAGGCATAGGTACGCCGTTCTGACCGATCATCTTCATATAAAAGACGTCGCCGCTCACGTCCCACAGATAAAGAGGAACCATCGGAGGCCAATTTTCCGGCAGCTGGAACGCCCTGGCAGCCATTTCGCCGTCGACAAAGGCTGGTTTCTGAGGAATCATAGCCGGAGTGTTTGCAAAGCTCTGTTGCATTGGCTGCACTGGCTGTTGGCCGTAACTGTACTGAGGCATCCCCATTTGCTGCTGGGGGTTCCATCCGGATTGGCCATACATGTTATACGCCATGACTATTCTCCTTTCTTATCTTGGCACTTTCCAGAAAAACGAAGAGAGTTCGTCACCGGAGTCCCAACTGTCATAGTAATCGCCGTCAATCACAGCAACAGCATGGCCACCAGTGCCGATGATGTAGGTTCCACGAGGATGCTGGTTGGCAAATTCTGCAATCGCTATGCAGCGCGGGCATTTCTTTGGCAGGACAACCGGCGTACATCCTCGCATTAAAAGATAATGACCCCATACAGTGTCGTTGCATCCCCATTCACAATCCATGCGTCCGACTCTGCAGAGGTCATCATAAACGTCATACCAGCTCATGTCGAAGGCAAAACAAATTGCCCGGATTACACAGTCCGTACCTGTTCTGCGCTTCGGATTGGGATTTGCGTTAATCCACATATCAGCCGTCCGACCAAGGCTCCGTGTAACTCATTGCCCGCTCGCTATCGTTCAGCCCAGCCGTCGTCGGGTCGGTAATAACGCCGATCATGCTCAGGAACAACAGAACATTGTCGATGATCTGGATGACGGTGTTCTGGGTGACAGTCGGAAAAATATCAAACATAGCCAGAACGTTGTACACAAAAGTTACCAGGCTGCACAAAAAGCAGCTCAGCCAGACGCCGTTCTTGAAACGTACACTCCAATTTACCTTCATTTTGATCTCCCTCCAAGCTTCGATACCAAATAGGCATTCATTTCTGCGGTTGCTTCCCGCATTTCCTTGCTGTCGGTACTGATGTTACCAAATTGAGCGATGGCCAACAGATATCTACAAATGGCTGCTAATCCTTCCCGTGTGTCCTGCTGGGATGTTCGTATGTCGGTAATAAATGACTCATGATTATCCAGCCGAGCTTTGTCACGTGCCAGATTCTTCTCGATCTCGTTAAATCGAGGCTCCAGTTTCTCGATAACCTTGCGGCTGACGGCTTCAGCAAAGTCGGGCTTTTCCGATTCCCGTTTTTGCCGCCGGCGTTCGAGAATGGTATGCACAGCATCATAGACCTTGTATGCAACCATGAACAACAGACACAGTGCAAACAGGCCATAGATGGTGGTCCACAATACCTGTGGTGTAAAATTCTCAACGGTTGGCATATTCGACACCCCCTGTCCAATGGAATATCATAGCTTTTTACTTCCTCCATTTCGGTTACAGACTGGCCTTACGCCAGCCGACGTCAAATACGCCGGTACCAGTAATCGTCAGCGGATCTGTGCCGATACGGCTTCCGGTGCCGAGAGTAACCTCCACACCAACGGTATTCACCTGCTTGGTAACACTGCCAAAGGAAGCCGTACCGCCAGATCCGCTCACCAGTTTGACCAGGACGACATTCCGGACACCATAGCCCTCGATATCATAAGTCCTGGTCTCGCTATTCAGTTGAATGTGGTACAGAACGCTATAATCCATATCCCGCTCGAAGCAGAACGGATCCCACAGAACATTCTGAGCAAAGTCTGCGTAGATAGAGTATTTGAACGGGGCCACCCGGTAACTGATGGTAATCTTGCTCCGGGCGGGCTCGCTCTTCCACTCATCTACGGTAAACCGACCCACGTAATACCATTCCGGATCATCCGTTAGAATCATCTTGAGCCTCTGACCGTGCAGAAAAGTAACGACAGAGCGGTAGATCGTCAGCCATTCAGCATGGTCATTATCCACCACAAACTCGAAACTTCCACTACGGTCGGCAAAGGCCGTGTCCGAACGCAGATAGTCACTAATATCATAGCTGCCGTCCATGCCGGGAATCTCGACAAACTTGCTCTGCGCTCCGGGAATGCTCATGGTCGGTCTGGAAATGGGAATGAGGTACCAGTCTTCCCAGGTATTCCGGGTTGCAGAGTCGTCCAATGACGAAAAGGCAATCGCGTGAGCTCCTTCATAGTAGGTCAATGGTCTCATCCCCTTTCCGATATCCGCTTACTCAGCGGCAGATTCTTGCTGATCTTCGGATTGATCCTGAGTAGAAGCGGACTTTCTCTGAAGTTCCGTTTTAAGGATGTTGATCTCTTCTTCGAGATTGTCCACCTGCTCTTCCATAGCAGAAACAGCCTTATGCACCAGCTCCAGATTGTGGACGGCCACCAGCAGTTTATTGCCCTCGGTTTCAAGAGTTGCCACCGGCAGGCTCACTGTTTTCAGCAGATCCAGCGTCATCTGTACCGCTTCCGACGTCTTGTTCACTTCCATTTTGATTTTGCTCCTTTCTGAATTCCTTTGGTAAATAGGTTTCGTCTATGGTCCAATACTCTTCTACCTTGGCATCATCGACCCCTGTCAGGTAGATCAAAGCATGGCCATCTTCTTTGATTCGGACCTGGTCACACCGAGTAAAGCCGGTATAGATCTTGTCCTGTGCCGGCCAATGCTCAGTGATGACCTTGGTCTTTTCCGGATTGAGCAGATTTACGAGCTGCGCTGTCGCCACCTCAACAGATGTCTCGATCCAGATCTGGTTTTGGTAATGGCTAATGACACCTTCTAACTTTGTACCGTCTGCGAGCTCAATAGTCATAGGAGGCCTCCTTAGCGGTTAATGTGGGAAACTAGTGGCCTTAATGAACAGGTCTTTAGTAACGCCGTCTTGGTATCTCACAACAAGACACACCACAATGGCCAAAATAGACGAAGAAGGAGCGGTATGTGAGTGCCAAGCATAATGTCCAGCATCGTCGGCCTTCTCGAAATACGTGGCCATTTCCGCGTTTGCTCTCCTTGCGGCGATCATATACTCAGTTTTGTTGACGGCTGTTAGTTTATGCGGAAGAGCTGAAGAAGTGTCTTTCAATTTTACGACAACGGAGCCATTTGCTGTACCTTCATAGATAATGCGATCAATGGTAACCGACGAAGGCTTCTTGTCTTCGCTCTCTCCGCCAGGATCTTCATCATAGGCGTTAGTCGTCCGAATGTACTTAGCCTGCATATAACCTGTATATCCATCATACTGCACCGGCATCCACTCAGCCGTATCGCCTTCTTCGACACCTGCATATTCAGCAGGATCGTACTTACAGGCAATCCTGGAATTTACCGGAACCTGATAAACAACAGTTGACGATTTGCTTGGCTCACTGCGCATATTTACCGTCTTTCCGGAATATGCATAGACAAACCCATAATAATCATAAGTTTCAGCCTGCACGTCATTCTTCACCTCAATTTCTGCAATATAGGTATTAGCGTTACCGTTAGAATAAGAAACTGTGAATTCGACTTTGTGGTTCCTTATACCCTCTGTGATCCCGGCAACCGCCATTTTTCCGTAGAAATAATTGATACGACTGAGGTATTTTGAAAGTTCGCTGGATTCAATGTTGGTGGTAATGTTACGGTATGCTGTGGCGGTCATAGGTTCTGTTTCAATAACAACTTTGGAACTGTTCAGAACCGTTTTCATTGTCACATCATATGACTTAGTGTAAGTAGAATTGTCTTCCAGTTTAATATTCTGGTAGACATGATTGATGATGATGCTCTGCATAACGGGCGTATCGGGATGAAGCTCTAAATAAGCATTCGTTCCTACAATGTATTTGGATTCCACATAACCCTCCGTGTTACCAATTTTAACTGGCATAAACTCGTCCGCATAATTCTTCGGCAGGTACATACAACTGATATTTTGATTATTACTGAGCGTAGCCAGGACTGTGCTTGTTGTGCTTCGACTCGCATAAATGTTAATTGTTGCCGCACCATTCGTATCTACCGTACCAGTGTAATCATAAGTGACTGTTTGCCCGTCGTAATACCAACCTCGAAGATTGCCGTAGTTAGAAGGGGAGTCAGAAGAAGTATGCAACACGTTATCTGGATTACTCGTGTACAGATAGCAACTTGTGCCTTCGCAATTGATTTGAACCCATCCACCAATACCAGAAGACGTTACCGTACCGAGATTTGTAACCAATGTATTCGGGTATATGTACCCGATGCGATTAGAAGCACTCGGCAAGGAACTTGTCTTCCCGTAGGCTGCTACCATGGCACCATTGCTCGAGTAAATATAGCGTCTACGGGATATGGTTGTGGCATCTCGGTTTCCTTTGTACATGATATCCTCCACATTTAGAAGGAAATCTTCTTCACCAACATAATTACCATCGGAGTCTATCAACTCAACAGTGTAATTCTGTTCCTCAGCATAGCTGATTCCATACGCAGCGTTTCGATACACATCACTAAAATCAACGCCCTTAACAACCTTCTTACCATTGCTGAGCTCTACTATTACGTTATCGAAGGCTGTTACCTGTTCAATATCATATACACAGTTTTCGGTTCTTGTGACCGATGAAACGGTGACCAGGGTTTTGCCATAGTCGATAGCATCAGTAGGCACCAGCTCCAAGTTCTTCACTTGCCGCTTTAATGTAGCAGTACCATCGACAGATAACGAAGAAGTCAGATCATAAACATACTTATGATCTTCGCTGTCCCAGTTGGATGCCCCGCCGGAATCCAGGGTTTTTACGGGCAGTGCAAGTTCCAGATCAATTGGCAAAGAAGTAACGGATGCTGTAATAGTGTCTATGCTTTCGATTTTGAATATGCCACCGGAGTTGCGTTTTACACTGTACCGTCCTTTATAGACATTGTCATAAGCATCAGTAGCGGTGTTCGTTAAAGAGCCTTTTGTTAATGTCAGCCCGGATCCGGACACAGTGAATTTCACACTGCTATTGTATGGCGCATTCGTGATGTCTGTTCCAGTAGCCTGTAAGTTCAACGTGAACATCTCTTCCGTAGAGCTATACGATCCTCTAGGGGTCCGCAGGTTGATGCCGGTGATCTTTCCTTCTACTGCTTGTCCCTCGCCCTTAGCGACGCCTGCACTATAGACAGCAGACGCATCAATCAGGACCTGCAAGCCATTGGTGGTGCTATTGTCCGAATAATGAACGATAATACCAGTCTTGCTGACGTTATTGCTAATATCCGTGGACTCCAGAGTTACCTTATCGGTCTTTGTAGCTGCTGGGGCGGTAAGAATTGCACTGATGGTTGTAATATTGTCTGGGCTGGAATCAGTTGCATCAGACAAAGCTTTCGGGTAGATTGTTACTGATTTGCCAGGTTTCACCACCGAGGAACCGGTCTGGCTCAGGGTGATGCTGTCGTGAGCGATCTTGAAACCAGCGTTGATAGCTTCAGTCGGGGTAATGACAATATCAGAGCCGGTCTTTAGACTGCTAAGAGGATGATCTTTAGCTGTATCAGTAGCCAGATAAGCAGCTGCTGAAGTG